GACAATAGCTCTGCATACATCTATCATGGATTCTTTTGACATCTTTAGCTTTAAAGCGTTAACGCAGTAAGCGCACCAAACCACATTCCCCTCAATATAGCCTAGAGCGGGATCTACACAATCAAGTGACATCTTGAATGGATCATGAGTTTTAGAGGCATCTGACTTTACGACATTCATTTTAATGCCTGAATAATAACACTTCCCGCCTTGCTCATCAAACATATTCATCACCTGATCTCTTGTCAGGTCAAACGGCAGCCCCTTTTTAGAGGCTCTAGATCGAGCGTTGGCAACAGCCCTTCCAAACATAATGTTTGGATAATTCAAGCACTTCTGTCTCCATCCAATATCAGTCATAATTACTCCATCGGCTTGTTAAAAACATTCACCATGATTCTAACCCCATGTTTCGCACCAGAGGCTTTGGCTACAGTTCTTATTGCATTGGCGATCCTTCCTTGCTTTCCAATAACTTTTCCTACATCCTCTTTACCCACCTTGATTTCATATAAAACCCCCTCTTTATCAGTTTCTGCCTGAGCGACATCAACCGAGGCTTCATCATCAACAATGGCAACAACCATGGTCTTAATAAGGTCTTCTATTCCGTTCATCTTATCTCTCCTTTACATTAATTTTAATAGGCTTAATTGCCCCGCTTCGTGGCACAAATACCTCTAGCATTCCATCTTTCATAGTAGCCGTTGAAAGCTTCAAGTCAAAACCAGAGTGTATAAAATACTTAGTCCTGAAGTTTCTCCTGGCAATACCTCTTACAATCATCCCCTGTTGAACACCAGGCTTTGGAGCCTTGGGAGGATACTCATCTGACTGTTCTGCTTCTGCTTCAGTCACAAGACCCTGAGGTCTGCCGACCTTGCTTCCTATACCACCAATACATAACAAGTTGCCCTCCACTGTTATAGAGACATCATCTGGAGAGTATCCTGCCAAGGCAAAGGCCATGTGAAAGCCCTCCTCATCACACCATTGATCGCACCTCGGAAACTTCCCCGCTGATGTAACCTTTTTGTTGCTCCCAACCTCTCTATAGAATTCATCATCAGACCAAAGCAGATCAAAGATCCTTCCCGGCACCGAAACTCTACTCAATGTTTCTTTCATATTATTCTTCTCCATCTTCTAGGTGAGCGTCTAAATAAAGACTGATTGTATTAAATGTTTCCACAACGCTGGAGATAGACCAGCTAAGCAGGGATGATATTGCAGCCCCAAACACCGGATTTATATCAAACCAGATAGAGCAAACCGCTCCAACCCAAGCCCCCGTACACATTGTACAGTTTATCAGCTTATTTAAAAAATTAGATTTGCGTGATAAAAACTCTCTTACCGGCTCAAGTAAACTGCTTAATACAATTATTACTGTAATGCCAGTGCAACCTAATGTAAAACTTAAAAATTCAACTAAACTCATTATAACTCCGACTATCTTATATATACTGTAAAATCATATAACTATCAACAATTTTTGACTTTAGTATATATTAACATTGTAAACCTTTTGCCCGAAAAATCTAGAAAACTTCTTCAGCGGAGGCCGCAGTGATGCTGCGGCCTGATTTTTCTCGACTAACTTCGATCTTAACACTAACAGGGACAACGGACTCTTCTTCATAAAAATAAAACATCTTCCCATCTTGGGTCTGTATGGCGTTCCTAGAATGATATTCAGGCTCTTGCTCATTGTTGAGCCTATCGAACGTCTTAACCCTCGACCAATGAGGCTCAACCTTTTGGTAAAGGCTCCCTCCCCACAAGAAATGATCTCCGTTAGCAACATGCTTCAATTCAGTTACACCAAAATCAGTATATGTAATCTCTGCGCTCATCGCATCTCCCTCCATTAGCATCTTCCCGTTAAACTATCTCGTCTATAACCCCAAGCTCTAAAGCACTTTCTGCTGTCATAAACCAATCCACTTTATTCTTCAATATTTCTGTTAATTTCTTTTTGGAAATCTTAGTAAGCCTCAAGGTCATCTCCTCTATCTTTTTTTGCAAACGCTTTGTTTCTTCAAGCTTCTCCTCTAGGTCTTTCACCTTTCCGAAAAAGCCAGAAGAGACTTGGTGATACAGAGGAGTTGCATGTCTATACGCAAATCTTCGATGTCCATTAATAAGGATTACGAAACCACAAGACATGGCCGCTCCAGTTACAATTGTATGAATGGGCGTTTCGCTATTCTCCATAACGCCAATCAGCCCAAAGCATTGATATACTTTTCCTCCATAAGAATCTATATATATCCTTATGGGCTTTGCTTTATACTCAAGGCCATAAACACCGTAAAGCTTACACAGGTGTTCATCATTCTCGTTTATCTCTATTATACTTTTAGTGAGTTCATTTATAGAAGCCTGATCCACCTGTTTTGATAGGTATAAACTTCTATCCTTTGGAATGGGCAACGTGTTTGTCGCAGCCATTTAACCTCCTTTTTACATAGCGTGTTACACAAATTTTTCTATAAATCTACGCAAAAGCTTTGTCTAGGCAGACTATATACACGGCACAATTTTTGTCCACATCGAAAGGATGCCTTCCCATGCACATGCGCGCATAGACCCGCAGACTATGTATGAGGTCTTCGTCAGTCTATCTTTCTTATTCTATTCATTGGCGAATCATAAAAGGGGTGTTCTGGATATGACAAGGCCAACCCATATTGATAGAGCGGCTCACAATTATGATCAACGTCATGCCATCTGTCTGCAAACTCTGCCCTTGGAATAAAGCCCACCTCTCCGGCACCGAGACTAGGGTCTTCAAAATAAATATTATCTTTATCACACCCTACGACGACCGAATAATGCCCGTCCTCCCAACACGCCGACCAATCAAGCTCACTGTCGCTCCATGCTTGATACGCCACGATAACAGGAACTCCCTCCGTAACAAAGCCTTCCAGCTGCTTCATAGTCATGTTTTTAAACTCATGAGTCTTTAGACCATATTTCTTTGCAACCTCGACAATGCGAATCGGATCAGTTCCCCAGTCTGCGCTGGTAGCAAGCTCGTTCGCAAGATCAATTTCACCGTCCTCATACAGACCATAATAATTCAATACGGATAATAGTGAGGCTGCGCCACAAGTATAGTCTGTTGTCTGCCTTATATTTGGCAAATCTATCATTCTTATCTTCTTTCTGAAAGCAACTCTTTCCCATCAATATACTTGCCACAGCAGTTGCAAGTAAATGGCGATGCAAGCTCCCCCTCGGAAGCATAATCAAAGGTTATTTCTTCTCCAACCTTTATATTCTTTATAGCCACAACATTCATGCCGTCTATTACGCAGGAAGGGTGGCATGAATGATTGATATACATGCCCATTTGATCCTCAACATGTCTATTTTCCCCCACCTGAATTGATGTTCTGGTCTTTTCTTTGTTCACCAGGGCCGGGGAGAGGGAATAAACTACTGAGCCCTCTGTGCAATCTGTGTCAGAATGAATAGAGCTATAGTCTCCGATCTTTTTCAAGTATACCACGTTATTCTCTATTTATATACTTCGCTTTATCTTCAAATAAGACTCAACAGTTACCGGAAAAAGATTCTTTGCGAAATCAAGACACGCCTCTGCAACAACCTGAATCTCCCACTGCGCTCCTTCGTGCGTCCTTAGGTCTATAAACTTTAGAAGATTAGATAAATTGCAGGTTCCATAGTATTCGGTATACAAGTTTTGAGGAAGAACCCCTCTTGCTTGCTCCCTGCAAACTCCTGAATCTATCATTTTATTATACAAATCTAGTGACATCTGATGGTGTGAGAAAACCATTTCACTGCAATCATAACCACAGCTTAATGTAGGGTTTATAAGATTATCAGAATTACTTGCTTGTCTATTTATTTTATGTTGTGTTCTAAAAGATTTTGGCTCATAAAAATCAATACCAACATCTGTATATCTTCTGCTAATTTCATTATAGGACCAAGTTCTATGCCTATGATGCTGAGATCTTATGAACAGCGGAACAACAAACTTAAAAGTTACTCCACAATGTTCCAGCGTAGACGTATGTTTGTTCTTAACGAGGTAATCTACAAGCTTGATGTCTCTTTCGGAGAGCTCTTCTTTGTCTGAATCATTACCGAATGAGACTCTTGCAGACCTTACTACCGTAGCATCTGATCCCCAATGCTGTATAAGCTGCACCCTTCCTATATTATCGCCATAAAGATACTTAGTAAGGCCTAGGTCCTCGTCATTCATTAGAGGCTCCTCTGCAAACCATAGTAAGCCTTCGGTCCTCGTCTAACAATATATTTGCAACATTTCTAATATCTTCTCTAGTAACCTGTTCTACCTTATCTATATATTCATCTATAGAAGGACATTTGAAAAGTCTTTCCTTAACTCCCCAATAGGCTATACTATAACTATCTTCTATGGCAGAATAAAAGGATGATCTCATTTTATTTTTTGACCTCTGTAGCTCTTCGTCTGTAACCAAATTCTCCCTCATCTTCTCTAACTCACCATCAATGATGCTAACGGCCTCTTCTACATTTGCATCCCTTGTGGAAAAATCAATCATACTTACAGCGCCATGTTCCCAATCATTATAGCTAGATGAAACCCCATAAACCAAGCCTTTCTTCTCCCTAACTTCGGTAAAAAGCCTTGAGTCCATACCCCTTCCGAGAATCGTTGTCATCAGTTGCGTGGAATAAATATGCTCAGAGGGGGTATTAAATCCGGGCGTACCCATCCACACATACGTGTGCTCTATCCCTGCTCGTTCGGCTTCTAAAACCCTGCTCTCTTCATATTTAGAATCAACAAAAGCTTTGCCGCGCCTGATCTTACCAGACTGTTTTCCAAAGTATTTGTTAAGCATATCCCTCATCTTTGCTTTGCTGAGGTTGCTGCAAATAGAAACTATAGCATCCTTTCTATTACAATACTCAGAGTGAAATCTTGATATCTCAGACCTGCTGAATCCGGAAATAGACTCGGCAGTACCCAAAACAGGAGCTGTAAGATAATTATCGAAAAAGTTTTCAGAAAACCCTCTCCAGATAAATGAGCCTACGTCGTCTAAGGAGGATGCCTCCTCTTCTTTTACTACCTCTATTTCTCTAAGGATCTCCTCCTCAGGAAAGATAGGGTTAAAAACCATATCTGAAAGTATCTCTACACACTTTTCAAGATTTTCATATGGGACTGATATATAATAGGCGACTGACTCATGCGAAGTAAAAGCATTAGAGTGTCCTCCGAGAAAAGCTATCTCTCTTTGGATTTCAGTTCCAGTTCTAGTAGGTGTTCCTTTGAACAAAGAGTGTTCTAACATATGAGAAATTCCAGGGCTATAACCCCCTTTCTCTTCCACTCTAGAACCGGCATTAAAAGATATTATTATAGTAGCTAATCTACTATGTGTCTTTGAGATTACATGAATCACTAACTACTCCTATATATTGTAAAACTATTGCCCGAAGGCTTCGCTTGGAGCGAAGAAAAAAGGGGAGAGGGATATTTTCCCCCTCCCCTTTCAATGTTACCGATTCTTGCTTTCAATAACTACTTTCTTTCCATACGGGAATTGAACCCCTGCGTCTTGGTCACATACAGCCCATAACATCCTAGTCTTAGGCTTGGATGGAAAAGGGGCATAACCATCCGTAAAGACCACTAAGCCGTCATACTTACGCTCATCTGCAAGATGAATCACTGGCTCAAAACACGTTCCGCCTCGACCAACTATATCAACTTTTGCCGCCTTCTTGCTAAAGGGCTTGGGATCACCATACAGCTTTGTATCAAACTGAATGAAGTCAACCTCTACATGGTCTATCATTCCATTTAATTCTGTAGCAAAGTATTCCAGCTGAGTATCCGAAACAGATCCAGAAGTATCAAACGCCACAAGCAATCGACTTGTATAATTTCTTTTGGACCCAGGAGAGGTAAACCCATAGCGTCTATTTGGCCTCATTCTGGTACTCTTTCTTCCCATGAGGACAAGCTTGTTGATAAACCATCTTACTTCTTTTTTCCAATTAACAACTGGCTTGTTAGCCGCTATAATTTGTGAAGCAAGACTTCCTCCAATAGATCCCCAGCCCTTCTTCTCTTGCTCTTTAATGGCCTTCTCTGCGATGTTTCTAACTTTCTCTTCAACAATATCATCGTCAAAGTCGTCCCACATAGAGTGGTCATCAACAGTATCTCCTTTGCCTTCAATGAGCTGGTCAAAGTCTTTGCCCTGACCTTCGCACTCTTTCTTTAGCTTCTCATAGTACCACTCCGAAGACTGATTGTCTTCCAGCCCAAACTGATTAGGGTACAAGGCACCCTGCGGCAACCCCTCAATGTGGCAGTTAATTGCACAATCAGCGGCTATATTGTAGCCTCTAGGGTTATAAGCAAAGTGCTTAGCTCTAGTAAGATGGTGCAATAGAACGTGCAAAGCCTCATGCTTAAGAACACTTCTAAGCTCAGTCGTGCTAAGGCTGTCTACAAAGTCTGGATTATAGTATAGGGCCAAGTCAACTCGCCTGATTACGCCCACGGCAAGGGTTGGAATATCCTTTCTTTCCTTCTTATTAAGATGAAGAAAGACCTCTCCATATAGCGGCTGGAATGTAACAAGCTTTGAAATTGCCGATTCAAGCTTATTTTTAACTTTTGTATTAGCCATAGTATTAATCTCCTGTTGAAATCAAGACACCTTTTAACCCTGTGCCTTCCCGTGGGTGAAATCAAGGACTTATGAAGAGAGGTAAATCTGCTTCAAATGCTCCCTGAAATCTTCATCACTCTGCCATTCCATAACAATCTTCTTGCTCTTCTGACCAGCAAGAAGGGCAACCCAAGCTTGCGAAGCAACATCATTTGGAAGCATCATAAAGAAGTCTCTCAAATTAGCTCTCTCCTTGGTCTTAGTCTTGGTCAAGCTTCTTTCGTTGACCTCTGCAACAACCGAGCGAGAAAGTGCTGCAATAACCTCAATGTCATTACACGCAGACTCTACCTTACTCTTAACCTTCTCGAAGTTGTCCAGCACATCACTTGGTCGAAGCTGAGAGAATTCATTAGTCAAAAACTTCTGAAACATTACGGCAATTTCTCGACCAACCCAACCTTTAGTAACCTGAGTAAGCATACCATCATCTGTGCGCTTATCCAGCCCCATAAGTTGCAGGGTATCAGAAAATGCAACCCAACTTCTTCGAGAAGGGTAAACTCTGCCAGCCTCAAGGTTTCCTACTGGTGGGTCAAGGAGGTTTTGATTGCGGTTAATAAACTCTACTACCGCTTCATGGACACTGTTTTGTCTCGCCCAATCCATCCACTCTTGAGTAGAGGGATCAAAGTCGATATGAAACCACCTATCATGCAAGGCGGGATCAAGCTCCACTACATCATAATCCTCATCGGAGTTTACAGCAGAAACAACTCGCCATCCGTCCGGCAACTTTTCTCCATCCAAACGCCTATCTAAGCAGATCTCAAAGACTGCTTGAAGAACATCTTTCGATGCTCGATTAAGCTCATCAAAGAACAAAATGCCCTTTGAGTCCTGTGCTTTAGGCCACCATTCCTGCTTCAAGAAACGAAGCACATCCTTCTCGGTGTCTTTGTGAGGCATACCTTTAATATCACCCACTTCACACTGAGAGAGTCTTACGTCATAAAAGCCATAAGTCTCACCTGTTTCTTCCGACAGCTCGTCGGCAACCTGCCTAACGACTGAGGACTTTCCTACGCCATGCTTTGCGTGAAGCATCACAGACTTATCTTTTGGCATCCTTTTGAGGATTTCCTTCGTTTGTTCAATATTCATGCTTTCTCCTTTTCAGCAAGATTCGATAATGGGATACTTCCCACGGAGCTATATAACTGATGTAGAAAAAAATCTACTTTTTTTCCTCTTCGCCTTCACTTGAAAACTCACCCTCCTTTGGAAGTTCTGCTACCGCATCTCTAACCGAGGCCAATCTGTCTTGAAATGTTTTCAATGATGCAACCAAATCACCCATAGATTCCGGTGATCCTTGATTAAATGCCTCGCCACTAAATGCTTCTGCTCCAAAAGCCTCTGGATTAAGAAGAGATGAAAAGGTGCTCTTAAGAGCCTCTAGTCCATCAGAAGGCATAGCTCCATCTTCGCCCAATATAGAATCTGCAAAGCTAGTAGCTTCATCAATCTTCTCTTCTATGGAAGATAGCCGTGTGTTAATATCATCCAACTTGGACATAACCAATGCTTCAAACTCATTTGACATTATTTTCTCCTATTTTTTGTCCCAAAAGCGTGGGATTCATCCAGCGCAGATGGGGTTAGTTTTATAAACCTAGAGTTATTTCTTAGGTCACTTAAGTTGTAAGAGTTAGTATAGGTCATAGCAGACCTTAACCCTCCGCAAAATTCATCTATAATATAGTAAGCCTTCCCCTTTAACGGAATATGTGTCGATACACCTTCTGCGCAAGTTCCTGGCTTAAGACCCCCTCTTTTGTCATCCTGAACTTCCTTTGAAGCCATACCTCTGTAAGCCTTAACTCTTCTTCCGTCCAAAGATATTACTTCACCTGGAGACTCTAATGTTCCCGCAAATATTCGTCCGGCAATAATGGCATCTGCTCCAGCCGCAAGGCTCTTAACAAAGTCTGCTGGATACCTTATTCCTCCATCTGCTATAATAGATACACTATCAAAGTTGCCATTATTCTCTCTGGCTGCATAGCAATCAATAACTGAAGCAAGCGTTGGAACTCCAATTCCAGTCATTATCCTTGTCTTGCAGATTGAGCCTCCACCTATGCCTACTCTAACGGCACTCGCTCCAGCCTCAGCAAGTCGCATAAACCCCTCTCCTGTTGCAACATTTCCAGCAATAATAGGTATGCTTCCAGAGGTTACTAGATCTACCCACTTTATCATTTCTATCATATAACTTGAATCACCATTAGCAATATCAATTGTAACGGCAGAAAGGGAGTCCTTAAACCTATCATAGAGATAATTAAACCTTTGCTTTTCAGCCCTACCTATCCCAATAGCAGGAACTACCTTCGCCAGCCTAGAGCCTGTAATCTCTGTATTCTGGTGAAGAATATCCTCTATAGCTAGAGCCTGTTCCTCTTTAGACATAAATCTATGAAGAATACCAAGACCCCCATTAGACCCCATTGAAAAGGCCATCTTTGCGCCTGTTACAGTGTCCATCGGAGAAGATATAATCGGAATATCTAGCCCTATGCTATCTGCTATATAGGAGCTGGTATCAGGCTCCCTTCTGGACCTTATCTCCGAATAAGTCGGAACAATCATTACATCATCAAAAGAAGGCGGATCTCCGCCTTCAAGAAAAACCTGTATAGGATCACCTATCATTAGAACGACTCCTTAAGTAGTATGAATCAAAAGCTTGAGCAAAGTCCTCAGATGATCCTTGTATCTTTGCTCCAATACACAGCCTGTCCCACCAGTAGTGAGCTAGTTCGTGAGCCAACACCTCTTGGTTTAGATATGCCCCCATATCTGTCACTAAAATTGAAGAGTTATTTTCAACCTCAGGTGTACTATCATAATAGCCATACAGGGTTCTTCCCTCAAGCTTTTCTACTCCAAACTTCATTCTGTAAAAATCCCGAAATCTATTATCATCCTGCAAAATATCTTTTGATACAACTGTCACAATTAAATTATACCCACTGCCTCTACAATCTGTGATTGCCACCCCTCTTTCCTTTAGAAAAGAGTCCAATACAACGGAGGTTCTTCTCACCATCGCTTCTATATAGCGAGGACTGTGAGACTTATAAATATAAGACAAAGGCTTCCCTTTTCTTGATTCATATAAGAGGGTTAGCTTAACAGCTCTCTTCGGCACCGTCACCTCTTTAGAGGTTGAGGCAACTGTTTCTACATCTGAAATTATAGGTAATTTATATACCTTGTTGGGTCCTGCTTTAGCATCACAACCTGTTGTTGTCATAACACTAAAGAATAATACTGTCACGATCCTTTTGTAAAGTTTTCCTAATTTCATGGGCATCTTCCCTATAGTGGCCCAATATATCTACTTCTAGATTTGGGCTAAGTTTAAGCATTTCAACATGCTCATAGGGAACCTTGCCATGAATATATACAACTTTCGTATCAAGATTGGTAACTTTAATCTTACAGAAGAAATTATCTTTATTCATAAGTGCCTCTTCTTTCTTTTCGGAATCAATCTATGTTTCAGAATCAATCGTTATTATCACCTTCGTCAATAAGACGGTTAAGCCTTTGTCCTAACCAATGGTGTCCTGATGCAGAAGGCAATAGCCAAGGCAAATTATCCCTAGACAAGCAGTCTATCAGGCTTTCTACAACTTTATAATCATTACAGCCTACAAACAGCATAGCCCTAGCTTCGAGCTTGGCAACTCTTTCTTCGGCAAGTTCAACTTGATAAGGCTCAGCATCATTATCCTGATGCTTCAATGACCTCAGCCTTCTATCTGCCCTTTCCTTATCTTCTCTTATGCCTTCGACAATAGCTCTCTTAAGTCTCTTAGGCGATGACTTTGCAATCTTTGAAACAAGAGAATCGGACAGAGCATCATTTGACATAGCTGCCTTAATTATATCCTGCTTCTTGTCTACAGCGCCCTTTTCTCTTTTAACTTGGGACCAAAGATAATCAAACAACTCTTCATCTTTAGAACAACTCAGAGCGACCCTTTCCCACATGGAGAACAAATCGCTGTCATCTTCTATAAGAGAATACTTATGAAGCTCGCTCAAGTAGTCAAAATCCTTGTCTACAACGGGAGCGATTCTTGCTCGCAACTTATTTGTATCTATCTTATCGTCTATGGGAACATTTGCATAAAACTTTGTTAAAAAACTTTCGCAGAAAGATTCTGATAAAGATTTTATTCTATGACCATAGTTAGACTTATTGATTGCATTTATTGTTATACACAAAAGCTCATTCCGCTGGTCGGGAAAAGAATTCCAAATGTAATTAAAAGTGTCGTCCTTAATGATGGCCTGAGCCTTCTGCGAATTCCAGTATGAACCAAAAGCCTCAACTGCATTTTCTATCGCATAGTTAAAGACAGCCGACAGATATTCATCTTCCAGAAAATCATCCTGAAAAGATGAGTTTGACTCAACAGTATATGTATTTAAGTAATCAGACATTGTTATTATCCTCTCTTGAGAGCCTACCTTCAAGCATCTTGGAAACCCACTTGTTTTTCAAATTTCTATTCGCAAGAAGCATAGGTAAATATTCGGAAGATATTTTCCCAACTAACTCTGAAAATGGGCCTCTTGCTATCTCTTTAGTCATATCATTTAGCTTTTCATATCCAATCGGAGCCGCCCTTACCCCGTCTTCTCTTATCTCTGCCATCTTATCTGACAGCATTAAGTCTAAGCACTCTACCGGACCAAGCCTTTGAAAGACAATCTTTCTCACCTTCACTGACTTTGCATCAGTTATATCTCTAAGGGCATCAACGCTACAAAATTGTGCGGCAACATATTGAGCTTCCCCCTCGTCATTTCTGGCAACATAATCAAGAACAGAAACATCAGAGTAAAGCCCCCTAGAGAGAACTAGCTCTCTTGCTCTATAAATCGGACTCTCCTTTAATATGCGATCTGACTTATGATTATATTTAAGTAATGCAGCTAAAAGAATCTTATCTGCCACCCAAGTGTTTATTCCCACTTTATTCATAATCTCTCGATAAACCTTATCTCCAAAGAATACATCATCAAATGTCTTCTCGTCTAAAGACGAAATATTCTCTTGAATTAATCTATCGGCATCTCTCCAGCCAGCTTTATTGATCTCGTCTAAAAAGCTTGTAAAGTTATTTAATCTCTCTTTTTTTGTCATTATCATCTCCTACGGCTAGTTGTGACAAATCTTCTATTCGGAATCCAGAAGCGTTCTTATGACCCCCACCTCCAAAGTGTGCGGCAATCAAAGATACATCATCGCCGCCCTCTTTGGACCTTAAGGAAAACTTATAAGCCTCGCCATCAAAATAATAGGCGGCAGCATAATCAGCGGTCAGAGCCAACTCTGCCGCTATCTCTGATTGAAAAAAGGGAATGTTTATAACAGGAACAACCTTGCCCATTATGTTTGTTTGATAAGCATTTCTCATCAATGCCTTTATTAGATTCTTTTTATATTGAAGAATCCCCTCTCCCATCGTCTTAACTCTTTTCCACCTAACAGAATCCTCTGCGTCTAAGTAACTATGAAGCATATCCCAGTTCTCAAATGTTCTTTCAAAAGAGTCTACTGCTGACAATATTTCCTCTGTAGAATCAAGGTTCCATTTCCATAAATCCCTATCTTCCACATACCTTATTAAGAGTGGTACATTCTCCCCTGAGAAAAGATAATCCCAGGCTAAAAAAGCACCCGAATGATCCATATCAAAGCTGCAAAACTCAAGATCACCACACTCTTCCTGTGAAGACTTATGATGGTCTAGTACCACAAGACTGTTTGCATCAGCTTTCATCTGTATCATTACCGGCCTCTTATAACAGAAGTCGGCCATAAATACATCGCAATCATCAACATTAGGTGGTTCGGTTCCGTGAGACACAGGGATATACTCTATAGAGCTTCCATACTTTCTCCAAAAAGCCCACGCTGCTCCAAAGCCATCTGGACACCCTGCGTGATATAGTAACACTGTTTTTCTTGACATTTATATTCCTTCTGGAGAAGAGGAAAAAGTTATACTACGAATAAGGTCCGAACAGTCTCTTACTGATCCATGAATATAATGTTTCATTTCATCAATAGAGGTAAATGTATATAGTGAATCTCTGTGATATGCTTTATAGATACCAAGCTCTTTAAGCACATCACACTTACTTACTACCAAATCTGTAGTTCCAGTTACCGTAATAGCCTTACAAAGATAGTCTAAGTTCAGCCAGTTAACCTTTCTTCTTCTCCCTGTTGTTACGCCATATTCCTGTCCTATACGGCCAATTTCACTTAATTCTGAATCCTCAAAAAGAGATACAGGAAACATCGGATCTTCACCACTTCTTGTGTCATAAATCTTAGCCGCCCCCCAAACTCTATCTATCTTTTGAGAAGGAAAGCCAAGACTGCAAGCTCCATAGGGAAGCGTTGTTGACGACGTAACATAAGGATAATTACCTTGGTCTAAGTCAAGCCAAACACCTTGCGCTCCTTCGCATAAAATGTTGCCTTTTAACTCTCCGTTCCAAACTAAATCATCCTCTAAGACATCCTTTGCCAAAAGACCTGTTCTTCCCGCTTTGGCCGCATAACATGGAGCGATACCCTTGCTGGTTGTGCCAAGCTTTTCTGCCAAATTATCTTTATCAAATTGGAGAAACTCATCTTTTACTATGTGGCAGTTCGGAGAAACCTTGATCAAAGAGGTGTCAAACCCACTCTCTTCTAAGTATCTCAACTCTTCATAAAAAGACTTTGGATGAAGAACACATGCCGGTCCAACTAAAGATGGAATACCGTGAAAAACTCCAGACGGAACAAGGTGTGTTTTATACCTCTTTCCGTCAACATATACGGTATGTCCCGCATTATTTCCTCCGGCCCATCTTGCGACCAAAGAGTAGTAAGAAAGACCATTTTCTTCCACTTTTGATGCAAGCTGGCTAGTGATTTTTCCCTTTGCTTCATCACCCCAAGCAAGACCAACAACAATATCTGCTTTGCTTATCATTTATAATCACCTTTTTTAAAAAAGACTCTCTGCTTCTCTAATCTTACTTGGACGACGCAAAAAAGTAATACCTTCTTTGTGTGCAGAAACCGTTGCGGTAAAAGAGATTACCTTACCAGCGGTGTAATCATAGGCTTTAGAGGTCTTAAAGTAAAACCTCCACCCTCTATCATCCATGCAAATTATCGCTGGCATAGGATACTCCGCATCATCCTTTGCGGCAACTATCTTTGCTATAACAAGGTTTTTAAAGTCAGCCCTATCACCCTCTGCGTAGTTCGGCGGGTCAAGAAGAATCGCTTTAGCTATCGAATCAACCAGCTTATTTATAGAGGCAATCCATTTATCTGTAAGGAAGTGAGGAGTTTCTGATATGACTTTCAATGAAGACCTCAGAAAATCATTATTAGGATTCTCTTGAACTTTTACTGCCAAAAGACCAAAAGCCATAGGGTTTATCTTTGAAAGCTTTTCTTCTCCAGCTTCAGATAAATCTTTACTACGGCTTTTAGAGCGTTTCTTAGAACGCTTTTTGCGAACATTAGATCCGCTATTTGTATTGAATATGCTAATCATAATAATTCCTCGCACCTTCTCAACCAGATATAACTGGTGGAGGAATTATTTTAAATATTATTTATAAACCCATATCAAGCTCTACTGTCGCGGTTGTAGCCGCCCCCCGTGAGCGCCTGCACCTTCTCCAGTTTCAATCGGCGTTCCCTGTCCTTTTCTTCCTTTTGGCTTAGGCTTCTTTCCTCCGGTTCGACGGTGTTGCCATTTTTCTTCACCAAAAAGTGCTTCTCCGGCATCATTGTATTGTTTTCGATCTGTCGCCCGACTCTGATCAAACCAACCTGAATCGTCGTCGCCCCTTCTCTTAGTAAGCTCATTTCTATACTCTTGTCGGTGTGAAAGAAACGTCTTCCATTTTGCTTCATCTTCCTTTGGAACCGCTCTCAATAGAGCCTCCATTTCTTTGGAATTCATAACAGATTGCCCAGCTTTATCTAGACCAACTGCTCCAGCTCTTCGTCGAAGGTTGATCAACGTAGCTTTTCCATCAAACTCGGCTAAGTAAAAGTCTTCTCCGTCTCTCTTCCGAATAAAGAGTGTTCCGACAGGGGGTAGCCCAGTATCGCTGTTAAAGCGAACCGTCGCGCCGTTCTCGCCAATAATAAAGAAGTCATTTGAATTTACTTGTGACTTCTTTTCTTCTTCTGCTGCTTTTGCCGTGTCTTCCGCCGCTTTTGTTGCCGCCTTAACCGCAGCTATTGACTTTCTAATCTCCCACTGTAACGCTCTGCCAGCCGGATTAGGTTGCCCGTCTGAAGTTGTTTCTGACGTATCAGCCTTGTATCTCTTGCTCAATTCTATTGCAGGATGCGACCCAGGCGCGGTGAAAAGAGCAAGGTTATCATTTCTTTTCTTAATTTCATCTGGCGTTTTTGCTTCCAAAAGAGTCTTGGTAGTAAACTCATCTCCATATGGAGCTAAGTATTCATCTCTCGCCGCAAGAGGCTTAGGATATAACATATATGCTTTCAAGGTATCTTGATCAAGCTCTTTCTCTATCTTAGCTTGCGCTCCACCTTCCTCATGCTTAAAGCCTTTAACCTCGGTGTCAGCGACCCACTCAGCGCCCAGTCCTGATGACCATGCTGCTCTGATAGTGCTGTTTTTCCATGAGCTTTTAACTCCTTTTGCATCACTCTTTGCGGAGGTCCACAAGCTCCTGGCTTTCGCCAGTCGCTCTGGCTTCGCATTTACCCAATCTCTAAAGGCATCACCTTCCTCTTTCTTGGTGATTTTGCCTCCCGTTAAGTCACTCATTGACTGCCGTGGCTTTCTAGAGCGAGTGCTGCTTTTTGGCTTCAGTGCTTTCTGTGCCTGTGCCTCAGTCATAAACGGACCTAAAGTCTTTCCGGTCGCGTCCTTAGCGTGCCATACACCCTGTGCAGAAGTCCAATGAGTACCCTTGGGGCCATCTGTCTTATATTTCGGGTTTGATACCGACGCACCTGGGCCACTCCCGCCAGCGGCTTTTGTCGTATCTTTCGCCTTTTCAGCCGCAGTAAGGCACCATTTCCCATCGTTAGAAGGAACCATTGATGGAGGGCAACCGCCCGAAGTTGGCATCTTAGCCTTAGCAGTTTTTAATAAAGAATCTAATTTAGCCGAAGCTTCTGCGTCAAGTGCTGGCGAAGTCTTTGGTTTATCGGGAGGATCAAGAACAACATCACTAATAGCTATTGGCTCATATTTTCCAGAGGATCGAGCAGTCTCTACTGCGGCCAACCACTCTCCACCAACTTTAGCGTAACCAACCATAAGACACTTATCTTTATCCCAGTGTTCATCGCCACCATGTGAATGAGATCCGTGAGCTTGCTGCCATGCTGTGACACTTTCCTGTTTCCAAAGCTTCAGAGCATCGACCACTTTCTGGTCATTGTAATTGCTCTCATAAATGCCAAGCGTTATTACCTTACCTGGTGCAAAGTCTTTGTGAATCCGATGTGCGTCACGTTCTCCACCTAGCGCGTAATAGGCTGCTTTCTCTTTGGTTAAGCCTGACGGCACAAGCCATCTGACATACATCATCTCCCCTTTCGGACCTCGCCTTAATTCGCCTGTACGCATAATAACCTTTAGGTGCTTCTGTGCATACTCATTATTTTTTCTCATCCACTCAGTCAAGTTATTGTAAAAGCTGGTAGGAAACCACCAGACCATCTTTCCGAGCGCGGGGCTTGTGAGTGCATACCCAGTCTTATAACCCGTCCAGTTCTCCGGATTTATTGACATCTCCCATATATTATCACCGGCCATTGTAGCCTTTACAAATAGGTTCCACTCATTGGTGTCTATCTTTCCGTTGTTTTCGACTGACTTCGCATAATAACTTGCTTGCCACAAAAGCTTTTGAAGCGCAACCCAAGCTGCCGTTGTTTCTTTACCACGCTGCCCCTCGCCTTGGTCTGGAATACCATAACCCTTTGAAAAGCCAGCCGCCTTTATTAAAACTAAATCCCTAACGGTGTCGGCCTGTTTAAGATGACCTCTGCCTTCTAATGCTGTCGCTAGTCTAGTAAGTTCTTGTTGTTCTTTGTTCATTTATAGCCCCTAAATTTTTTCCTTATTTAGCTTCCCATCATTTGAGTGTAGAAAACTAAAGAAATCTTCAAACTCAGTTTGATCAAGAATATTAATAGGTTTATTATTACATCTATCTATATTAGCAGGTGGATAAGATTCTTCTGAGTCAATATTTGATTCTGCTCCAAAAAAACTCTCTGCAACTTCCTTGTCTTGCTGTTCATATTTATCTCTTCTTCTGTGAGATACATTTCCATCTGGACTTCCATAAGGAACGTCAAGCAGCCCATGTGCTTTTTTGCTAAAGTCTTCATCATCATCTGTAAAGCTAACGCCCGGCTCGGCATCCTCAGAGTAACTTATAACATGCTGCGGCTTATTATAGTGCTGACCCGCAACAGTCTCATTATTACTACCAACTAAATCCAATATACTCAATTCATCTTCATCAGAAGAGTTTTCTTTTAACTCTGCATACTTAGTCAAAAAATTCACCATGTCTACCTCTGCGCTAAGGCCTTTAGCATAAAGATACATACTCAACTTTTCAAGTTTACTACGCATACCATCCTCGAATTACTTAACCTCTATTCACATTTCCACGAGATGTTAGCGAGAACTCCTTAGAAATTAACTCAGCCATCTTACCAATCCTATCGGTCGAAGCAGTAGAGGCAAAATCAAGAGCAGGATCGCTATCACCAAGATCGACTCCACCAGACTCAACAGCTGCAATAGCAGCATCTCCATCAACGTCTTCAACGTTTTCTGCTTGAAGCAACTCGTTATCAGTAGCACCATCTGCGGCTGCATCTAGGAAAAAATCATGCTCTGCGCTTTTCAGAATCGCATCCAACCTATCTGCAAGATCTGAGTGACCAAGCTTGTCTAAATGAGTTGCTAAGTTTATTATTTCTTTCTTCATTTTAATATCTCCATTTTTCGATAATTCTAAAGGTGAAATTACCTTATTATCAGCATTAGTAATAGATGCTGTTGCAAAACTTGAAGTAAAAGCATTCTCACGAGACTCCGCAACCCCCTCACCTCCGGGAAAATCTCCATCCTTATGATCATCAATATGGGCTAATTCATGTATTAGCATCTTTGCAACCCCATCCAACATATCCCGATATACTGGATCATTTTGATCCATCTGATTTATTTTAGACAAAATATCTTTAGGCCACTCCTTTTCTATATTTGTAACCACTAGATTTATTGTCTCTATATCTCCGTCATCGTTTGTATCTTCCGTTGTAACATACGCCTTTGCATTAGGAGCTACTCCTGCTGGTAATGATTGGTGCCACTTCAGCTTATCGCTTCCCAATAAAGAGTGTACTGAGCTAGGGAGATTCTGAATCTTCCTTAAATCTCCTTCCATCTTATTCCAATAAGATGGTTGATTTGCTTTCTTTTTCATAAAACCTCACTCATTTCTTTATTATACCTTAAAACTTTGGAACAAAAACTCTTGACTTTCTAGGCTTTTTATAATAGGTTGATGTTGTAATTATGTCTATACCCTCAGGTCTTATTACAGAAAAGAAAAAATTAAAAGCCGTTCTTGATTTGACTTTCCTTATCTCTATCCAGCTTCTCTTTTGAGTATCTATACTTGATGTATTTGAGACAAACATGTGAACAACACCATCGGCGCTTACAGCAAAGTCTTGTGCTATAATATCATTAAGCTGCCTATTGCTTAGGTCAGAAAGAAGCTCTCTTTTTCCTATCAGCCTTTCGTCAAAATATTTCCTATACTTAATTCTAGCAGTAGTAGATACACGAATTGGAAGTCCGGTCCTTGGATCGGTTAGTGTCGCTTGTTCCATCCCTGCGTTCTTTGTAATACTATTCTGCATACCTTATCCTAAAGTTTACAGAATATTATCTAATATTAGCATAAAAAAAGCCCAACCTTTGGTTGGGCTTAAAATAATTATAGCGCATCTTTACAAAGCTTCTTTGCCTTCATCCTCTAGGATGTCCCTTGCAGCGTTATACATTGACTGAGTAATGGTAGATACTATACCTATACCTTTAGCCGCCTTATTGATCGCAGGAGTAGCACCTACTACAGCATGTGCCATCTGAACTCTGTTGTCTTTAGTTGGATTTTTATCATGCCTTTCCTTTGCAGTCGCAAGCTCACTCCATCCAGATATTCCAGTCGGGTCAAAGAAAGCTATAACCTCTCGGAACAACCTATCAATATGTGTTGATAACTTTAGATCTTTCCTACGGTTCCTCCATATCCACTCTCTATTGTTACACAATCGGTCATAGGGATCGCAGCCTACGCCACCTTGGGAATCCGGGTCAAGCAAGGGTTGAAAAGAAAGCTTATGCAGCCTACTAAGCCTACTGTATCTGTCTGTCTTATTTTTCATAAAAAAATCCTATCAACTTCTTTGACTGTAATAGTCTCAAGAAATTAATAGGATTAAACCTACAAGGTAATGAAGTAAGCTAAAAACTTATATAGTTCTTCTTCTGATTCTACCTTTAAATCTTTAGGCATCTTTTCGTACCCTGCCTTTACTAACTGAACATTATTGTCAATATAATGTTGTTCGACAAGATTTCTCTTTACCGCCATAATCGACCCGTCGAAACTAAGCTGTAATGTCGATAGCTCGTCAAGATCAATCTCTTTAAATCTATTCTTATGTAGAGGCATATCAAGCCATACAAAATCAGACATTATCATACTCCAGCTTATCTTCCCATCTATCTTCGTTTTGCTTAGCAGCCTCTTTATCTGCCTCTATCTGTTCAAGCCTTCTCTCCACACGTCGCTTACCGTGATATGAGTCGGTTCCCATGATAGAGGTAATCAAATACTCAGGAAGATTATCTGCAAGCAGACATATTACATCGTCATACTTAGAGTCTGTAAACTGCAACAGAAGATCATCATAGTTGGCGTATTTTTCTTTATTATCAAATAAGGTTCTTAGCCCTGCGGCAGAAGCATCAGATGAGGCATCACTACGAATCTTTCGTGCCGTCTTTGAGGTAAGGAATCCACACTCAATGTATTGGCTATAAATAGAGCCTCGCGCTGCATAAGCTGGCTTTTGCTTCGCAAAGAAAACCTCATCCTCTGCAAGCTCTTTAAAGGCTTCCGAAAAATTATTTGCATAATTCTTCATAATGTTTCTAAAAGTGTCTCTAACATAGTTATGACCCTTTTGAATCTCCCACGTTCTACTGAATAGCTTATCCCACCCAAAAGAATCTACCATACCTGCCGCAGAAATAGAATACTCTCTATACCCATTCCAAATCTCATGTGCAGAAGTAGTTTCATCAAGAAGAGACTCTGCCAATGTATTAACAGATTCCTTCCATATAGGCATATCATAAAGATTGATTCCCGCATCTTCAGCATGACTTAAGAAAGCCGCCAAGAAGTTTTCGTCAGCTTCCTCTATAGCCCTAGTTACCTCTGGTCTAAGAATCTTTCCTTCCTTTAACAAAAAGGACTTCGCTGCTTTCATTAATTTAATTTCAGGGGTTTCATGCTCAGACCCTCTGCGGCCTCGATGATACCTCGAATTAACGTAGAAGATTTTTCTCAAACCCTCCGTTCTCATATAATCAGTAGCAGATATATCTTTAGACATCAGACGACCCCTTAACCCACTTCTTAAAGTCTTCCAAATGAGTGTTAAGAATAGCTATTTTAACCTGATCGTTCAAGTGTTCCCAAGCGTCAGCCAGAGTAGGCAGAGGCAGCTCTAAGTATGCTTGATACATCTTCTTAGCTGTTTCATCATATTGCCTATGACTGGCATTTACTCCGACAGCCGTGAGGTAATTTAAAACCTCTTCCTCGCTCAAAGTCTCTTCTTGAGGCTCTTCTTGTACTATTTCTAAATTTTTAATCTCAGCTTGCATCGGTAACAACTCCTTTTTCTCAATAAACCGTAGCCTTCGTAACATATTTCTTACGAATCAATATAACTGATGTAGATTTTATTTATAAAAACTTTCTCTACTCTTTATCCTCACCCGCCTCACATACTGTCACCTCTGTAGTTAACAGAGTTCCACTTGCTGAAGCAGCATTTTGAATTGCCGATCTAACCACCTTTACCGGATCTATAATACCTCCCTCTATCATATTGGGGACAAAAACTCCTTTAAGGGCATCAAACCCACAAGATTTATTCTTGGACGATATAATCTTCTCCATATAAGAGTGATACTCTTCTCCTGAATTAGCCAACACCTGCTTGAACGGAGCCTTGATTGCCTTTAAAACAATGTCCACTCCAACCAATTCTTCTGTCATCATTGGTTCCTTTCTGAGAAGGTTCAAATCCTTTACACAGTGCAGAAGCGCCGCCCCGCCGCCTGGAACAATGCCCTCTTCTACCGCAGCCTTAACTGCATTTATTGCATCCTCAACTCGATCTTTCTTCTCCCTAACCTCAGTCTCAGATAAGCCTCCTATGCTCAAAATTGCAACAGCACCAGATAAAGCAGACAGACGTTGCTTTAAAGCTGCATGTTCAAATGTCTCTAGAGGTTGGTTAAGCTGAGCCTTTATCTGCTGCACTCGTCTATCTACTGCGTCTTGCGTTCCAACTCCATCGACTATAGAGGTTGAATCTCTTGACACAATAACCCTTCTGGCTTGCCCAAGATCCTTTATAGTCAGGTTCCTTAAGCTATTATTTAATTCAGAAGTAAATAAGGTTGCTCCACATACAACCGCTATATCCTCTAACATATCTTTTCTTATGTCTCCAAAGCCAGGGGCTCTAACAGCACAAGACACTAACGCTCCACGCGCCTTATTTAGAACTAAGGTTTGTAATGCCTCACTATCAACAGTCTGTGCTACGACAAGCAGGGATCTGCCTTCTTCAGAAATCGCCTCAAGAATAGGTAATAACTCTGATGTTGCAGATATTTTTCCATCGTATAACAAGATGTATGGCTTGTCTAGCTCACACGTTAACTTCTCTAAATTAGTCGCAAAAGTAGGGGTTATATAGCCTCTATCAAAATTGGCTCCCTCCGTATAAGAAACTGAAGTCTCAAGGCCAGTCGCTTCCTCTACGGAGATCATTCCATCATCCCCTACAGCAGAAACAACAGACCCAATAAGGTTCCCTAACTTTAGGTCATTATTTACAGAAATAACTGCAACGCTATTTATCAACTCTTCACTGTCAACAGACTGACTTATATCGTTTAGTTTAGCAACAACAACCTCAACAGCCTTGTCTAAGCCTCTCTTTATAAGAACAGGGTTATGTCCAGCGGAAACCATCTTAGCGCCCTCTGTGTATATAGCTTGAGCTAATACTGTGGCTGTTGTGGTCCCATCACCAGCAGCATTATTGGTCGCACTAGCAACACTCTTAATTAATTCCGCACCCATATTTTGAAGTCTGTCATCCAGACTTATTGATCTAGCTACCGTAACACCATCTTTGGTAATAAGTGGTGGGCCAAACCTCTTCTCAATAGCCGCATTTCTGCCTCTTGGTCCCAAGGTGGCCTTTACTGCGTTAGCTAAAATATCAAGACCTTCTTGTAAGCCTTGTCTGGCCTCAGAGCTAAATTGAACTTCTTTACCCATTTGTATCTCCATTATTCATTTTCTTAAAATCAATGTTACCATCAATAATACTATTAACTTTTGCAGCTATAATATACCCCGCAAGAAAGAGTGATAGTATCAAAAACACTTGAAATCCAAGTATTATTTTGAACTGCAAATACTTTTCCATATAAAACATATTACCATTATAACGGTTAAGTTACAAGTACATTTAGGTCTTTTTGGCATCTGTCAATTCTTCATCCCCATCTTTACAGGTCTTGGCATCTTCCGGCTTTGATTTCTTTGCAGCAGCCCTATCAAGTCTTTTGATTCTTCCAGAAATTCTCTCTGCTGCGAACACTATCTCGTCCTCATTCAACTCTTCAGCAAAGAAATAAAAGATTGCCTTTCCGCCATCAGTTAAGCCCTCTTCAATCTCTGCTACCTTCTGCTTGAGTGCCGAAAGACTTATCATATCTCTCAGAAGTTCCTGTCCAGACTCAAGTACCTTTGGATCGTCTGTTTTGTCAATCATTGTTCTAAATTCATCAAGCTTATTCATAAGAAGCTCCTATTGGTTTATGGGTTAATTTACTACTAATATTAAAAATATTATTGAATTTTATCGTATAGGGAGAAGTTGTGGACATATCAAATAGAAAATCCTTGCTTATGACTATTAACAAAAATGCTCAATCATCAGTTAGAGAGCCAACCAAGGAAATAGTTAGGCAGGTTCGTGAGCCCTTCCGAACCATGACTCCCGACGACCGAATAAACAGGCTAAAGGGAATTAGGGATGCCTTAAAATCGCCCTCTGGAAACATGACCTATTCGGTCGAACAACAACAACAGCTTAGATCATATCAAGACCTCTTTGATAATTGGGATAATTATAAAGAATATGTAAACAAACCAATGCAAGATTTAGGTGATTGGGTTGCCGAAAAAACTGTTGTTCCTGCCGTCAAAGCTGTGATGAGCTTGGGAGAAGGAGTCAAAGAACATGGAGTTCCAGGCACACCTGACAGGGATAAAGCCATTAAAGAGCTAGAACGCTCATCAAAATATGCCTCTCTATATGACATAACAAAAAATGGAATAAACATTTCTGACCTCCAGTGCTTTGAGCAAACATACTCAGCACTTAATAATAATGAATTTCACAAGATAGCTTCTGGAAAAGTAATCGCAGAAGATATAGCCTCTGCTTTTAGAAAAGAAATTGACGCTTCTCATGCGTTATATCATCAAAAATTTTCCGAAGAATATACCAATAACTTAGACCTTGACTTAGATACATATAATAAATTTTACGAACTTGCCGTTGCTCACCATGTTCTAACTCAAGAGGGTTTCCTTAAAGATGCCAAAACTATAGACAACTTCGTCCTAAGGAATACTTCAATATGGGGCTTCAAAAAGGAAGCTGGCTGGCTCGGTGATGCCTGGAGAGCTACCAAGAGTGTGATATCAAAAGGCTTTGGGTTGATAAAGGGAATAGTCGCAAAAGGCTGGAAGTTTATTGTTACTAAGCTTCCGGTTCTTGGACTCGTATTCTCTGTACCCTTTATGATCAAAAACCTCATTGAAGCCTACCATAACGGCAAAAGAATCATATCAGAGCTGGATCTTCCGAAGTTTGGATTTGACAGAATGAAAAGCATAACCCCCCTTGGTTTAAGCCATGTTCGGGAAACATTTAAAAGCGCAGTTGATAAACATAGAAGAGATCCAGATGCCCTGAAAGAACTAATAACTATCTTTAGAACCATAGGCGCATTTTGGATTGACACTCTATTTACCATAACAAATGGTTTCATGGCAGTCCTTGATATTATTGCCGTAGCTGGACTCTTCTTTCCAGGTGTAGGCTGGTTAGTATCAGTAGGCGCTATGGGCGCAAACTGGCTTTTAGCCATTGGAACAGCCGGATTAGAGGTTGGCGCAGAATACTTCAAAGATCATTATTGGGATAAGGATGCCGCCTATATGTTAGAAGAGGCTAAAAAAGCTGTTAAAGAATTATTGTCAGAAGGAACAGTTATTAAAGCCGAAGACCCTATAGTGGGACGAGGATTTGGATGGGATGAAGATGAGCCTTCAACACCAGTCTACACCCCTACTCCTGACCCTGCTCCTATCTATAATATAGGACCTAATTCTTCTGATGGATTCAAGGGCATATCACCGCCAAAGTCTGTCTCTAGGCCAACTCTTTAATAGAGCGACTTTCCCACCACTTTAACCACTCTGCTTCCCATACTTCTCGTGAGACTCGTCGCATTACTCCATTTTTTAAAGAGAAGTAAATGCTCAAAACACCTTCTTTCATTATATTATATCCTAAATATATAAGTCAACAAATCAACTTGAGGCAAGATTACCCAAGACAATATAACCTGTGTAGATTTATTTTCAGAAACACACTACCCAAAACTCGATTTTTTTCAAGCATTGTCCCTAATTAACTTAAAGATTCTGCCATATTGAGTAAATTTACCCCCGTCTTTCAAAAGATTTGCAAGAGATATAAGAAACTCTCCCTCTCCATCTCTATACTGTGGGTTAGAGGACTTTCTTAGATCCTCCAGCTTGGTCAGATCATCGCTCCATTTGGCTAAGAAATCATCTGGAGAATCACCCGTAAGTGCTGTAAAGTATCTTAAGTAATCTGAAAGAGAGGCTGCATTTATACCAGCATCCTTGGACCACTTAGCGTCATCTTCATTAATAGTTTTTGACTTAGACCCATAAGACATAACAAACGGTGTTTCCAGCCTTCTCTTATCCATAGGTATCCAGCCGAAGGAAACCTCGGTATCTGAGGTACGCTCTTCGTGATATGCAAAACAACTCTTTATCTTAAACTTCTTTGCTATTTCATCTTTACTCATCTGTCTCTACTCCTTCTCCTACCGCCCCAAGGAGGTACGCAGCAACTTTATAAGGATCTGCATTAGCGTTTGGTCTGCGATCCTCAAAGTACCCTCTTCCAGACTTCTCTACATGCCAGGGGATTCTTACCGAAGCGCCTCTGTCTGAAACTCCATAGCTAAACTCTCCTAGCTTACATGTTTCGTGATTACCAGTAAGTCGTCTTTCTAAGCCCTCTCCATAAACATTCGGAATATTAGACAGATTTTCTTGGCTACCTAGCTTATTACAAGCGTCCTTAATACAGTCAAGACCTCCTTCTTCTCTCATGTCCTTCGTTGAGAAGTTGGCGTGCATACCGCTTCCATTCCAATCACCAGTAATAGGCTTAGGATCAAGCTCTACTTTGACTCCCCTTGATTCAGCAATTCTGTTTAAAAGGAACCTAGAAACCCAAAGATGATCGCATGTAGCTACGGCATTAATACCCGGCCCTCCAACCTGATACTCCCACTGACCCAAGGCCACCTCTGCATTTACTCCTGCAATAGATAGCCCTGAACCTAAACAGGCTGTTAGATGAAGCTCTGATATAGATCTTCCCTCAACTGTACCAGCACCAACGCCGCAATAATATGGACCTTGAGGGCCAGGATCTTTAGTTTCCTCCCAACCCAAGGGGCGATTTGTTTCAGAGTTAATTAAAAAATACTCTTGCTCAAACCCCAAGAAAGGCTCAGAATTGCCATGAGCTATCATGGCATCAATCATCCTCGCTCTAGAGTTCGATGAATGAGGGGTTAAATCCTCGTTCAAAACATCGCATAACACCAAGATTCCATTCTGCCTATTAGAATCAACGCAAGCAAACACAGGCCTTAGAACACAATCAGAAGACTCTGTAGTGGCCTGTCCTGTACTGCTTCCGTCAAAACTCCATACCGGAATATCTGCAAGGCTTAACTTCCAATCTTCTTCCTCAGACTGAATATTAAGCACTCTTGTCTTTGATCTAAGTTGAGGGGTTTTTCCACCATCCAACCAAATATACTCACACTTCAATGTAGCTGCACTCATTGTATAATCTCCTGTTTAGCTATTACTTATAGTATCCGAAAATGTAGAAACAAATTTACCATAATAAGGCTCTTTCAACATGCTATCAAATCCCATATTTTTAAACGAAGCCCTTACTTCGTTCTCGTTAAATTCTGAAGTCGAAACCTCAAGGTTTGTTGTATCAACAGGCATAAGCCTTATTAAATCGTAACTAATATTATACTCATTAAGGAAGCGAGAATCTTTCAACCTTTTTTCTAACTCACCATCTGTAGACAAAATCTTTGAAGCAGTCTTCTTCCCAATCCCTTTAACGCCTGGAATGTTATCAGCCTTATCCCCAACCATAGCCTTCCATGAAACATAATCATAATCTGTATTCTTCCTATAGGAAGAAGAAATAGGATTATATAGACTTACTGTCTCTGGATAATCATTTAAAATTTGAATAAAGTCAGTATCACTCGATACAATCAGAACATCATCTGATGAGTGTATAGTTTTTACTATATGTAAGACTAGATCATCGCACTCATAATCAGGGTGATACATAGAGGTTACGGGGTAATGATTCTTCATCATAGAAATGATGAGATTCTTTTGTCTCTTAAACGATTTCCAGTAAGCAATTTCATCTGGATCAGTAGTTTCAACGCGCCTAGTCCCCTTATACTCAGGGTACATTTCCAGCCTAACAGTGGGCTTTCCATCCAGGGGGAAGTATATCTTATCAGGGTTGAACTTCTCCACCGTTGCTCTCAACGTCCGTAAGAAGTTGAATACTATCTGATTATCACCAGTAGCAACGCCTCCACCCCATTGAAACCTGCACCTATGTATCATGTTGTAGGCATCAATTATCATTATTTTCTTCTTCATATTTCTCTTCCTATATACTTATGTTGCTCTCGTTAAGAAAATATACCCACAGCTTTGGTATTTTCAACTTCTTTAAAAAAAAAACAAAAAGCCGTGGAGATATAGGTTGTCTCCACGGCTGATTGTAATTTTGGTTTAGCTTAAGTTTTGATTCAAAAAATTCTTCAAAGCTTTAGCATCCCGAATAGTCATGCTGACTGACTGATCACCAAGTCGCCAGTCCTCAGAATTAACTGTCAGCGTAAGATTGTTGCTGCCAGCTTGCTTCCGAGTGCTGTTGTTTGTCAGCTCCATTCTAACACTCTTTGTATCGTGAATTCTATTTACATTCGACATTATTTCTCCTTTGTGTTGAAAATCATAATTTTACTATCAAGCTTAGGCTTATCCTTGGGCTTGTTCTTAACTTCTCCTTGCTTATCGCTCAGAGCACTCTCTTCTTCTGTTACGGACTCTTTGTTCATCAACCCTCCTTCTATAGTTATGCCCCTCCGAAATGGAGAGAACGGTTAAATATAAAGACACATTGTGCCTCAACTCTCTCCACTCTTAACTCTTTAAAAAATCTTTCTTAAAATTTTCTAATGAGATTATATTGTTTATTGTAGTTACGTTATCGTCACTATCAATCGTCCTATAATGTATAAGGCAGTTGTTCAGATCAATGTCTGTCACAACTCCTTTTACAAATCTTTTTTCTTTAGACTTAACGGCTACTCTTACCGAGTCTCCTTTTCGGAAGTCCTTGATAAAGAAACAGTGAAACTCGTCAAAAGGCTTTCCTCTCATCTTCTTAGCGCCCTTTCTAGAAGGCTTGTCAGACATTTTCTTTTTCCTATATTTAAGGTTTTTGATTTAGGCTTCTTCGTCACATGACGAAGATTTAAATAGAATCATTAAAATGAACAACCTGATCGCCAGCAACAATAGCTAATACGTCACCTTTAAATCCTTTTGCAAGAAAGGACAGAGTGTCGCTTTTTCCATGTGGCCCGTGAATTACCTCTGTGGATAAATCTCCGGTACTGGTATCTCTATAAATAACTGTCCAAATCATCATTGTTCTCTCCTGTAGCAAATGGTAGGGATGATGGGACTCGAACCCATAAGATCATTTGATCGACAGATTTTAAGTCTGTTGCGTATGCCAATTCCGCCACATCCCCATTGTAGTCATAAATCAAATAATGTCAATAGAATTTTCAAACATAAGTTTAACTTTTTTCTTTACTACCTTATGAATACCTGGGTTGATTGTTAAAACATTTTCCATTAACTTATGTCGAATAAGATTTCGCATGTAAGCAACGTCGGTATTGCTAGGGTCCTCTAGGTATGGAACATCCTTTCTAGAGCACCAATCAGTCAAAGTCAGCTTACGAGTTGCCAAGAATGGTCTGATAAAGTTATCCCTGCTATAAGGAATGAGCATTGGGTTTCCATGAATAGATGTAAATAGCCATGTCTCAACTGCATCATCTAAGTGATGGCAGGTAATAATCTTTCTGTCTAAGAAGTTAGAGAAGAAGGCATATCTTTCGTTTCTCCAATACTCTTCTTTCGATTCGCCAGAAGCCTTCTCTCTCGTTACTGCTCCAACTTCAAGCTGAATCCCTCTGCTTTCACAGAAGCTTCTAACAAAAGTTTCTGCTTTAGATGAAAATGGAGTGCCATGATTAAAGTGGAGGACGAGCAAATCTCTATTGCTCTTGCTGATGAAGTCTAGCACAGCCATGCTATCAGAGCCTCCAGATACAGCTATAGCTACCTTTTTCGGAATACTTCCTAAAACATTGATCATAAAGTAATATCCTGCTAGTTATTATTCCCGTATCAATATAACCGATGAAGAAAATATTTAAAATATTATTTTAATGGAATGTTCCCTTGGGTCCATCGTCGCCACCAAAGCTGGGCAAGGATGCTAATACTGCCGATAAGACCTTCTCTAGTGTCTCTAGTCTTTTTGCATCAAATTGAGCTTGCGTTTGATGTAGAGTCTGCTTCTGGTCCAAGAGAGCAATTTCTTTTTTTAGTAGATCGAAACTTCTTACCATTAGATCTGACTTTAAATGTTTTTTAATCATAAACATTGAATATATATTCACAATAGATAAAGTTAGGGCTATTACAAGAAATGCGAATGAAAGATAATCTATATACATGTCTACTCTATGTGATCAGTTAATAAGTTTTTAATGTCTTCAAGGTCACTTGCACTAAATGACTCATAGATGATACCGACAAGTTCGTTTTTAAACGTCTCATTTGCAGCGTTTGCCTGTATTTCTGCTCTAAGGCCATCAAGGTCAATGCTGCGATAAGCATCTGTCTCGGCCTCTGAATCAGGCTCGCTCGGAGGCTCTACGGCAACCCCATAAAGCTTGTGTATCATATCATCAATATTTATTGATTCTTTAATCATTTCTAATTCATAAAGCTCTTTTGATAACCTTATTAATTCAGCCAACATTTTAATCTCCAGTTCTATTATTTTCGCGAGTAACACATACATCGTATTACTATAATTTATTATTTTTCAATAATAGAGTAGCTTTATGTGCAAGAAGAGAATAAAACTTATGAAAATTATACCGAAAATCGCTCTATATGCAGCGATAATCATTTTTTTATCTATTTCTTTAGACGAAAGAGCTGGCTCTCAGACAGAGCCTCCCAAACCAAATGCCTCCTTAAGTAAGGCCCGAATGAAAACAGAGGCTATTCCCTATGATGTGAATAGCAAAGTTAAGATTAAGAACCCAATATATACAAAGAAGATAACTTTGAATCTTAATTTAGAATTAGGTCATTAGATCTAGAGAAATTCGAGTAAGCATCAATATGAAAATTATCTATAAAGTTTAAATATATATCTTGATCTGGAAACACTATAGTAGAGGCTATCGCTCCACCAGTAGGCTTCTCTACGCAGAATGTTAAGACCGGAAACAAAAATCCTTCCTCATTACTCTCGCTTCCCAATACTGATATAAAGCCCTGCATCTTGTCTGTTGAAATCCCAAAGGGAATTGTTGTCAACAGCCTTCCTCCCAATCTCTCTTGTTCCTGCCACAGTGTTTGTGGCGTTTCTTTGTCTATCTTTGATGCAAAAGTCACAATATACCTACCTATGTTTTAATTTTATCAAGCAAAAATAATGCTGAATACGCAAGGGTTTCTTCTAGCTCTACAAACTCCCAAAGAGGCAAGTCCTCTAGAACCTTGTCGTATTCCTGAGCCTTCCTTGGGGTGTCTCTAAGGCGCTTCAGTCCATTATTAATAGCCCGTACCGCATCCCCTTTTCTTGGCCATGTCTTCCCAATATTGGTCCACTTCCCTCTTGAAACAGAAGATAGAAAGAGCTTTGTTTCTGTGTGTCGAACTTTGTACCCAAGAACTTTTCTCATGGGTATATTATACCCATTATTAAGACTAGTCTCTAGTTATTCTTTTTTGGCAATAATCGTACCTGATATATTATCATCAGTCTTTCCGGCTAATGTGCTTGATACAAACTTTTGAAAGCGTTTATGAGAAAATCTCTTCAGTCCTTCTCTTTTTTTAAACCACTCTACGAAGTCTTTATCTAAATCAAAATGCAAGGTAGACGTTCCGTTTTCATTATCTACAATCTTAGATATCTTAAGTCTAGCAATATGTTCTGTTTTATTCTTCATCTTTTAGGCTCCGAACTTCTGCTCTAGCGACAGCGCCTTCTTCAGTAAAGATTTCATACAAAGACCTTACCTCTCGCGTTAACTCTGACAGGCCAAGGCTTTCCTCCCAATCATTAATCGACGAAACTCCTTCTTCTAAGGAGGAATAATTTACTGCTTCTAGCTCAACAACGCTTCTCCCATCTGATAAAGTGTAATAAGATACATCACAATTATCAAAATGCCATATCCAGGCCTCCTTATAAACCTGAAAGGCCTTCTCGTATCCAGCTAAAGTTAGAAACTCTACTACCGCCGAATCTTCGTTGTCTGTAACATTTAAATTAATCTCTTTTCTTATCACATTTGTTTTAAGCTTTCTCTTTAGAGTTAATTCATAAATGCCGCCACCCTTTCTAAAGCGTACAAAGTTTTGTTCATCATCTTTATCTCTGAGATAATAATCATCGCAGGATACAACATAAATAGTCTCTGGAGTCTCCAGAGAATTACTGCTTGTTACAACCTCTTCTATGCGTGAAAACAAATCTTCTTTAGTAAAAGACTTTGCCCAATATTTATATTCAATTTCTTTATAATCCATTTCTTACTCCTATTTTATTCTATGTATAGCATGACCCTCTGATACCATTAGATCATTAATGCTATGCCAAGAACCGTCTTGACTTTCAGACCATATGTTAGCTAAGTACCTCCCATACTTCCCCTTTTTGTCCCGTATCGTCTGGATAATTACATTTTTATTTAAGACCTTGGATCTAAGGAAGTCCCTAGATTCCCTTGCTTTTACTAAAGTCTTTCCTCGAAGTTCAGGGGAGTCTATTCCATAAAGTCTAATCTTCAAGCCATCTCGTTTGATCTTCATACCCAAATCAAGACTTATAGTTACAGTATCTCCATCATAAACGCCTGTAATAACCCCTTTGTAAAAATATAAGTTATCTATCAAACCTTCTCCTTTAGATGTATATATGAGACATAGGCGGTGGAAGAACCTTCTCTTTATCAAGATACTCTTTTATTCCGTCTAAGTTTTTTCTACCTAGCAAGAAGAGTGCATAGTCACCCCTAAATGTTTTCATTTTTGTAAAATGTTTAAAGCATAACTCAAATGATCTTACCATGTCTTTGAAGTCGCTTCCAGAAAGCAGCACTTTGCCGTAAACATCATTTACAAGGGTTACTTTTTCTTGATACTCAGAGTAATCGATAGTATCTGTATCATTATATATCTGATATATAAGCTCAGATAGGGCAGGGGAAAAGTCTAGCAAATATCTCTTGGAGTATTTGAAAGCTCTTAGTCCTGCGTATATTCTCTGAGACATAGAGCGATCACCCATGTAGTTTGTCGGATTATTAATTCTTAGCTTAAAATCATCAAAGGCAGAATCTAACGCAGAGTCATAATAAAGAGTGCCATCGTGATAGGCAACGCAGCAATTTATGAAATCAAAAGTTTCAAACAAACTCTCTATTGAAGACACCGGCTTCTTTATGGCCTGGAAAACAAAAGAGTGCGGCGAAGATCCGTCTAATTGTCCATATCTAGGAGTCTTTTCTCGATGAAAACTATTAGCCCACTTGCTAGTCTTAACAACTCTATAATCAGATCCAAGTGGAGAAGACAGACTCGTAGCCCCAATAGTTTCTTTTAAGAGCGTATCAAGGTCTGACAACATCCATGAGCCATACCCGTCAGAGTGTAACGGACTATCCTCAAAGAACCAAGCATCTATATCTCCAAACTTATCGAGCTTGTCCTCGAAGACAACATTTCTAGCCCCACTGAAAGAAGCGGCTCTTTCAAGTTGTTTCCACTTTGAAGCTGAATCATAAAGCCGATAAGCCCTATATACAGATAGCATAGAGCCTCCTGCTAAAAGAGGTTTTAACTGCATGAGAGCATCATCTTTTACGATGTGGTTTACAAGCCAATCAATTCGCTTATCTGTAATTGTCTTTATCATGTATGCTTTAACTTTCTTTCTAGTTCCATCGAAATTCTATTTCCGGCATTTCGTAGATTCATAAAATACAAAGCTTCTTCTGGAGACATCCTGTTAATTAGGGCCGCCACTATCATTTCCATACTGCTGTTGTGTAGCTCTATGGTCGGATCAAGCTCTTTTGCTTGCTCTATTAGAGGGGCGAATTCTTCTGGATCAGCCAAGGTGAGTGCCTGTCGATTAAGCCAGCTCAAGTACCACCATCCACTACCTTTTTTCTCCGGCATTAGTGATGAAGGAAGAAAATTTTGATAGCAATTATCAATACCTATGCGTGTCATAGCCATGTTTCTAACGCTATACTTTTTATCATCTAACATGGGCTTTAAGAACTTTACGGGCAGGATTCTTGCGCACCTAGTCCTGATACGAGTATCGGGAGAATTGCGAAGCCTTTTAGCCATTTTAAGCCTAATTGACGAATGAGCATTATCCAGCATAAAGATTGCCCATACACCACTAGAGCTGTTTGTCAAAACCCTCAGATCATCTTCGTTTTGGATGCTCAAGGCGCTCGTTACAATCTCATAAACTAGAACCCCGAATCTTTTTGAAGACCCTTTGGTAAAAGATGTTAGAGGGTAATGATTCCACCTTGAGTCAGAGACAAGTTTGGCCTTAGATCGACTAGACATAGCGTTCCATGTATCAAGCACTTGTTCTGTATTACTAAAGGAAAGTCCTTGCCACCTTCTTCCTTCATCAGTAGTTGTAAGCCTTAAGGCCTTTGAAAATTTTTCATATGGATGATTTACAGCTTTCTTCATCGTATCCTCGTATTGTTAGATTGTTATAGAGCCTATTTTTACTTGTCTTCTTCCCATCTCTTTCTGCAAATTTCGCCCCAATTTTTATGGCAATTATCACAAAGTGTATTGATCCAGCTGCCGCCCCTTTCTTCTCCTGGGCTTCCACATTCTTCACAGGTTTTATACGAAAGCTCTTCGGCCTTTTGTATAAGGCTGTAAATTTCGTCGTTCCCACAAGTCATATAGAATCTTAGTCCACCATACTTTTCCTTTACCTGTGTTGCCTTCGGGTAAGACCCGCTGTATTCATCACAGAAGCAAGCGTAATAGTTCCCAGGTGGCTTATCATTGGATTCTAGGTCTTCGTGAATGGACAGACACCTTCCTGGGCTTCGTGTCTTACTGCCGTAGTGACGCTCCTTAGAGCACCCACATTTGGAGCAAGAGAGATTAGGGTTGTCGCTAACTATACCCTTAATGATGGGCTCAAGCTTTGAAGATAAATCCCAAATTATATCAAACCAGCCATCGCTACAGGTAAAGCCCCAACACATGCAGGTTGATTGCATTGATGCCTGTCTATCACTATAAAGAAGTGGAAAACTCTCAACCAGCTTCTTATCTAATTCTTCATTCACTCTTAGCTCCCAAGGTGTAAAGCGGTAAGCCCCAACCAACTTACCTGTTGCTAAGCAACCCACCTGCTACAAGCAGGGTAACTTCATAATATATCAGTTAGCTCTTATTTTGAACAAATTGATATAGCTTTTCAGCCTCAACAAGAACGTCCTCGGTAGTGTAAGGAGTTACGGCTTCTCGCTGTCCCTCTGGCTTTAGGTGTTCGTTATCAAACTGTCTGTTTGTTCTACTTTCTAAAATACCAACCGCCATTCCCAACAGGTCTGTGCGAAGCTCATATCCGTTTTTATTTAGATTGTAAGTGCTCATCTTATTTCCTCTCTGTGTGTTGGAGGCTTAATTGCCTCAGTTATATTATACCACAAAAAAGATTAGTTTATCTATAAATGGTGGAGGCGGCGGGAGTCGAACCCGCGTCCAAAATAAATCATTCTTCAAGTCATTCACAAGCTTGTCTGATGTATTCCCACATCAGCAAGGTAGCTACATTAAAACCCTTTTCTTATGTAGCCTCAGAAATCCACTCATTAAAATGAGGTATCCATCTTGATTTTTTATTTTCGCAGGATCTCTACCTGTTATCTAACATTGGGTAACAAGGTTGTTAGAAACCCAGACAACTAAGCTGCTAAAGCAAATTCGTTGTAGTAATAATTGTCATTGGCAATTATAAGTTTTGCAACAAGTTTTAAGCCATTTGTTACCGTAGACTGCTTGCACTATCCGCTATCATTACCCTGTCGATACCATTTCGCCCCCATACACATAACTATTCAAAGTCATATAATTGATGCAGAAAAAATAATAATAAAATATTATACTCTAGTTAGAGAGGCTATATATGCAGTAGCTACTGTTCTCTTTAACGACATTTAAGTTTAAAAACACACTTCTCTGATAGCCTCGTGATGTCTTTCCATCTTTCTTTACATCTCTCCTAACAGTGATAAAGGCTTGGCCTCCCCTTTTTAGTAAGGACTTTATAGATCCTAATATCTCATCTTCTGCTTCTGCGCTTACAACATTTAAAACATAAGTGCATAACACAGTGTCAAAGCCCATTCCCGTAAGATCTGTGGGCCTCCAGTATGGATCGTAAGCCTCAGCGGTATATCCGGCTTTTTTAAGGTGATTAAAGTCAGCTGACTTTCCACAGCCATAATCAAGTATAGCTCCCCTCAAGTAGCCTTTGTCCTGCAAATATCTAAGTGGCACTGAGGCTTTCTTTCTAGAAATAGCTGTGTTATAACTTTGTACATTTTGCATATCAACTCCGTTATTTTATGTATATTAATTAGACTATTAAAGCTTATTTACGGCTCTTACTGCGGCACTTGCAGCGGCAGTCGGCTCCATTCCCGCCTCTGTATTATTATGTAAAAACAATTCCCTAAATATTTCTAGATAAGTTTCAGGGTCAAAACGATCATGCTCATCTCTGCCTAATGGATCAGAAGAAGGAAGGCTGGTCGCAGCCTTATCTAAAACGTCTGCTTCCGCAGATAACCCTTTGTTATCTAGGTCTTGTGCTAATTTTAACACTTTGGTTAGTAATGACATTATAAGGCTCCATCCTCATTACTCGTTATTAATAACAGATTTATCGGGCACTTTTGATAAAAACTTTTCCATCTCCTTAGAAATACTAGCAGAGAAGCTTTCTAGCTCTTCTAGCGAAAAGCTCTCTAGGTGCATAAAGCCTACGTCATCTCTCCATATGAGATACTTATATTTTCTATACGTTTCATCTTTTTTGCGTGGAGGTTTAATGTTCATCGGTTTTAATTATACTAAAATAAAATCTTTAATGAATCATTTATTTTTCTTTAAAAGCTTTCCTGCTTCGTGAAAAACCCTTTTGACCTTTTCCTCATAGCCTTTTTTTGTCCATCCATCATTTCTAGGGTTATTGGCTTCAAGGGTCCACTCTTTAAGAGTGGCTAAAACTTCTTTTAGAGAAGGCTTATTCATGGCTATCTATATTCCTCTATTCCATAGTGAACTCTCAGTCTTTTTCTAAGCCTATCTATCGCCCTTATTTCGACCCTTCTAACCCACTCTCTAGAAATATTCAGCTCTCCCTCTAAATCCCTGAGCGTCTTTGGCTCTTCTGTTAAAAACCTATTCTTTATAATCTCTCTTTCAAGCTCTGGCATTGTAGACATTATTTCATATATAGCTGAAGTGAGGCTGTATAATTCATCAGCATCCTCATATTCTCTGTGGGGGCTAACTGGATCTTGAAGCAGGTCAACCTTGAGGGTACTCCCGTCTTCCCCGACCTTAATAGGAGTATCTAGTCTAACGTCAGATCCTTTTAAGGAAGCCATCATTTGTCGCAAAGAGTCCTTCTTTACAGAAAGGGTGCTTGCTATATAGTTTAGCTTATCCTCGCCAGACAGCCCGCTTTCTTCTGCCTCTCTTAAAGATTTAGATAAATTAGAAAATAAAGTTCTATCATCTCTGGTAGTGCCCATTTTGACAACTGATTTATAATCCATGATATATCTCTTCATATTTGCTTTAACCCACCACATAGCATAAGTCAAGAAAGTCACCTCTTGAGTTGGGTCAAACATGCTTGCTGCTTTAAGTAACCCGGCGATACCTTCCTGCATCAAGTCTTCATAAGATATATAATAATTCTTAGCCTTTAACCTAAAGGCTTCTTTCGATACAATTTTCATATTAGATAATACAAGTTGGTCCAAGGCCAGCTTATTAGAATTATCCTGCCACTTCTTTACCAGATCAAGCTGCACACTTGCAGGTAGAACAGGGTTATCTTTTATAATGTTTTTTATTAAATCCATCGACTGCATACAATCTCCTTTACCATTCATCGCGTTGTTTGTACAAACGCTTTTTTGATCGTCTTATTTTAGAGTTCTTATTTTGAATTTCACCAATATCATACCACTCGTCCCATTCGTCCTCTTTGGGGTCGTAAGCAATATCTTGAGAACGCTCCTTGTTCTCATTTGTATTGCGATTACAACTGTCCCTATCGTTCTTCTCCGAAGAATCCATTTATTTGTATGCTCCTTTTATTTCTCTACTTATTAGAGTTTGTTCTAAATATTCTATCCATAACTGGATATATGCCCCCGAAGTTACTATGAGGGTCTTTTAGGTGATGGTGCATGTGATGTTTGGCCCAATAAGCCTTAGATCCATTATGCGCCTCCCAATGCCTGTAAGAATAAACCGGAAAGAATGAGCAAACACCCAATGCAAATGGCAGGTTTATAAAGCCAATACAGGCCATAAAGATAGCAATAAGAATCTTGGCCCAAGTAGGGAAGAGTGCTCTCTCTAGAGAGTCTGGTTTGGCGTGATGCCTAGTGTGTATAGATTTAATCTTATTTAATATAGGAAGAGTTCCTAACTTTCCATGAAAAATAAATCTATGGGTAAGGTAAAAGGCTAAGCCGCCAGCGGCATGTCCCGCCAAAACAAGCAGGGTAAATATTAATATGTTAAGTCCCAAGGTCTAATCTCCAGATTCTTTTATCATCCTTATGATCTCCCGATCAAAAGTGAAGCTTTTTGTTTTGGAAAGCTTTTCCTTTCCAGTATAAGGAACGCACATTTCCTTTAAAGCATACAGGTCTTTTCTTCTGACAAAAGATCCTTCAAATCCTTTTACATGGGTTATTTCCCCGCTTTGCCATTCGGTAACTCTATCTATAATCTTTTTAACTTTTTTGTAAACCTTTGGTCCGGCAGCAGTCTTTACTTCTAAAATATCCCCAACTTTGTAGTTGATATTATTCTTTTTCGTTTTCATTTTTATTTAACTCCATAGAGAGCAAGACTGTGGCATAAGACATGCCAGAAAGCAGCATCAAATCAAGGTTGTCATAATATAGGCCAACCCCAAAGATGAACGCATTTGCAACAAGCAAAGATATTAAAAAGGTTTTATTCCTCAATATTTTCAAGAAGTTACTGTTCATGTGTTGTTTCCTTTCTAGCCACATATTAAATAGTATATCAAAGCCTCATGGTTTCCCATGTTCCGTCCCACTCCGTATAGTGAACTTTTCTTACCCCATGCCTCTTTAAAAACTTTTGACAGTACAAGCAGGGCTTAGACATTGTTGGAACACCATTTTTAGAAAACCTTATAACCCTTATCTCACTTATCTCACCTGGCTTAAACTGCCGGATAAGATCCATCTCTGCATGAAGATGAAATCCCTTAGTCCCGTCTGGATGAACTCTTTTGAATTTTGTTGAAGCCCTATCAGAGTTTGTTCCAAATATAACAGATGAGCCTCTTTTGGCCCAAGCCGCAAGGTGATAGTCGTGACTATTATTTAAGGCAATCTCTCTTGCTTTATTCAGATAATACACTGGGCATTATGCCGCCTCCTAACGGCGCTAATATCAAGTAAGTATGTGCTACCACTCATACTGAGGAAAGTCCTCATATTCTGGACCATCAGAGTCTAGGTCTAGGTACTGACAGCCATTTGACACAGCAAATAAAATAAGCATTTTCAGTCCATCGCTAATAGATACTTTCCCCACTTCTTCTAGCAAATCTTCTTTTAAGTGTATTCTTGTGCCATAATGATGATCGTGGAGCGAGAAGATTTCGGGAAAGTATGCTAACGCATCAAAGTCCTTGTGCTCTACATGGCGAGTTGAGGCCACCATAGTTTTATACGTTTCAAAAGAACTATCAACAGAAGACAGACCCTCTGTTCCTCTGCTCTTATCTATCTTGGTCATCAATGATTCTATTTCAGAAGAATAATTATATTTAAATTGAAACGATAATGTATCAATAATAAGATTAAGCTCTTCTTCGGTTAGCTCCACTTTGCAAGTAGTCATCAGTATGTTCCAGTAAGAAGAGGGCTTAACTCTTCTGTGGCCTTAAAGATATAGTCTATAGCATGATCTATGCTTTCAAACTTTGTTGTTACTTGATGACCATTACTAAGGTTAATGACAATGCCATTAGAGTCCTTTGCAATAGACGCAATATGTTCTGCGTTTACAACAACAATCTTTCGGGTTGTAGTTTCTATTGGAAGTAATTTCATACTGTTCTCCTTTATTCATAATCTCTTACGCTAATTCCAACGGGAAACCTTGGCCTACCGTCGTCAGTAAGCTCTTGATATTTAACGGTTAAGTCTTTGCCTACATAAGAGCTGAGGTTCTTATATATTTCAGCCCTATCTTCGTGAGTTCCCTTTGGCCTAACATCAAATTCAAGCCCGTCATTAGTTACGCACCTAAAGATCACAAGACCAGTTTCTCTGCCAGTGCCATCTTTCCCGCCGATAATCTTAAACTCATTATCGACGAACCTCTTTACCTTCTGCAAATCATAAGAACGATGCTTATACTTGTATAGGCTGTTTTGGTTGCGAACCATCATTCCTTCGTAGCCGTTGCTGATAAACCTCGATTCATAAAGATCAAATTCCTCTTGGTTCTCAATATCAACTGTTTCTACAAACTTAATGTTATCAATAAGTCCGATATGCCCGTTCCATTCTTTGCAATACGCTGGAAACATAGTGGTACACATAGTTCTCTTTGGAATCCTGTCCTCAAAAGAAAGGGTTGGATGGGGGCTGTCATATATATGATACTCTAACAGGTCCGTATCAGCTCTCTTTTTCTTAACCGCAGAGATAATTCTTTGAAAAGTCCAATCGTGAACATAGATTTCTCCGTCTACACACTGACCTTCGCTTAGCATTATCCCTAATTGAGTAGCGATTTTATCTGGAATATCCATTTCCTTGCCCTTTCTAGACCACATCAATATCTTGCCATCTTCTTTTTTGGCAATCATTCTGACTCCATCTAGTTTAGGCTGTACCCAACATGGAAATTTAATCTTTGCACTATGCTTATCATATCTGTGGGCAAGCATAGGAAGGAATAACCCGTCAGATGCAGATGGGATCTTGCTCTTATCCTCTACATATCCTGAATCTTTCTTGCGACTATGGGCAGATTTAGCCTCAGACAATGCTTGTTCATAGGGAGAAGTTTCATTGGCTCTGCCAATATTTTTTCCTTCCTCTATATAGCGTTGGTCAAGTTGCTTCTTGCCATCTTCATAACCATGCTCAGTTTCGATATAGCAGGTTCCATCGGCCATTTTAAGAACCGAGATATTCCACTCCTTAATCTTGCCGTTAGTGGACCTTCCATACAGCGTAGATAAACTCATCTATTCCTCCTCATCAACATAGCCTAAAACTGTTAACAATATAATTCCATCCTCAACACCAGACACCTCCCAGGAAATGCCCTGAAGATATGGCTCTCCGGTTAAGTCGCAAAGATGATCGTTAAAATCATCAATAGTCATCCCAACAACATCGTCGAAATCTATTTCAACAACCTTTTTTACATCGTATGTCATGTATTTATTTCCTTTTTAAAACATTTAGAACAAAGAGGTTATAGGAAAAAACCGCAGAAAATCCTGAGCTAAAAATAATACAGGCCAATACAGCCGCTTCATATAAAAACTGCTTACTCAAACCTAAACCCCTCTTCAAGTTTTTCAGTAGGAATTCTAAGCGCCATATAAACATTATCGTTAGGGCTGATCAAAGTACCTTTTTGAGCGGGGCGATAAGCATACACTTTATGATCCCACTTTAAAAGGCTCCATTCAAGACGACTAAATAAGACACTTTTAATATGAACCCCTAAGGATAATCCTGCTGTAAAAATAATTATACCAAGTATTACTGACATTTCACTACCTTTCGGGTCATGCCTGTCTCCGAATAAAAAACAGGCTCCCATACACTATAACTGATGAAGAAATTTTTTTAATTAAAATTAAAGAAGGCTACTTATCTTCGACACATAATCGTGTGATGCCTTGCTAGGCAGGTGGATGCCATCACATGAACCACAAGTATAGCCAGACTCAAACACCCTTCCGCCTATAGTCTTGGGCGTACTATATTTGATGTAATCATATGGATTAATAAAGGTCCAGCCGTACCCCTGAACCATAGCTTCTACAGTTTTGTTTCTCTTGTTTCTTCTGTCATAAGTTTTGGCAAAACCCCTATCAGAGTTTAGGCTCTTGGCCCAACTTTTCCTTCTTCTTATCGGAGGTGGAGCGCCAGTCCATCTAACGGGAACTTCTCCCTTAGTGTATGAGTGAATAAGGTTAAGCAAATCTCCGGTTCCCGATATGCCATTTCCGTTTAAAGAAATGATTATTTTAGAAGGCCCCTTCTCTAGCATATTTATTAGGGTGGGATGATTGGCCCAGTAAGATGCTCTTGAACCAACTTTGGCAAGCCTCTTTCCCGAACCACCTGCGCTCATAAGGGCTTTACCAAGTGGTCCTGCCATCTGACTATCGCCAAGATAAAGTACGAAATCACCCTTTGTAATTAAGGGTCCTGCACCATCTTGTTCCGAGGAAGTGCTATGCTCTGTAGATGGCCTGTTTGCATAAGAATCAATTAAGTCAATCGTTTCCTTGTTTACAATTCCATTAATTTTGCCTGAGTATTTTCCATCTGACGCCGCTTTTTCTTTAAACGCAATCACAGCTGATTTGGTTTCTCTTCCGAAAAGACCATCTATGCCGAATCTTGGAAGTTCAAAGCCAGCCCTTACCAGAGCCTTCTGTAAGCGCCTTACTGCTTTTTTATTTTTTGACCCAACCTTTAGGGTTGAACCCTCCTGAATGGAGTCAGGTCTTTCTTTGTATGGAGATTCAATAGACGCTGGAGGTGAGTTGCTATCAACCATTGACTTTTCTTTGTAATCCTTTGCCTGTGTTTCTGCACTATCAGTCGGCTCATCAATAGACGCTGGAGGATTGTTAGTGGAGATAGGGGTCTTATCAATAGAGTCGGGAGGGGAAGAGACTTTCTCTTCACTCTCAGTGTCGAGAGCTTCTTTGAGCTTATCAAGCTTCTCTGTGGTCATAGGACCCTGTAGAGTTAGGACTCTAGAGGACTCTTTGCTCAAGCCTCTCTCTTTTAATATTGCCGCTAACCTTTTTAGCTTTTCGCCCATTAGACTGCTCATGTTATAATTATGTTTATTAATAGTAATAACGCAAAAAGCAGAGACAAAAGCCTCTGCTAAAATTGCGCCTCTTGGCGTATATCATCAAATACAGGCCAACTATTATTTATAAGGTCATCAACCCAAGCAACGACTCTATTGGTTTTGCCTCCGATATGCCACTCTCTTATGTCGCATAAGTCTAGACCACCTTCTCCAAGATAGTTCTTTCCATCTTTCCAGTTATATATCGTTGCTATAGAGCCATCTTCAAATTCTATAACCCATTCTGCATCAGACTTATAGTTATCGAAGCCTTCACATGGTGCTCCTAATTTTTCAATTATCTTGCTGTAATCAGCAATTATCTCACCTTGTAGACAGGTTCCAGAGCAGCAAGCCTCATTTATAGAAGCGACTTTGGGCATAGCGAATCCTTACAAAAGTAGTGTAAGCAAAAGAACTGAGGCTCCAAGGCTCACCAGTATTTTTAGAAAGTTAATATCATCGTTATCAAAATATTTTCTCATATCTTCTCCTTATGTTATGAGGATTTGGGTGGAGGTGGGTCAAAGATATATGATTGCTCATAATCTGGATATTGATTAAACAAGTTATCATAATTATCCACAGGGTTCACCAATTCCTTCAAAGTTGTAGTTTCCGGCTCTAACTGCTTCTGTTGCTGCGCTTCTAGCTTCCTCATAATCATCCCGATCTTCCTCCTTGCTCTTACACTCCATGCAGATAAGTTTAGTAGAGTACATAGACATAATGTGACTGCTTGTCTCTTTATAACAGCGTTGGCATAATTCAGACCAAACAGTCTCGCTATGGTCATTATGGTGATTCATTTCCTCACTCTCCTTAGGTATTATTACTCTTTATCCTGAGCATCCTGCTGAACAGTCTCAGTTACATCAGCTGCATCCTGCTGAACAGTCTCAGCTACATTGTTGTCAGTGCATCCACCAAAGTATGCGCCAGCTGCGCCAATTAAAACCGCTGCAATTAAAGTCATTAAAATTCTCATTATTCTCTCCTATTGTTTGTTAGATTAAAAATTATCTCGGAGCAAAAGATGCTGTCGCAAACCACATATCAGGCGGGTTAGCTTCATACCTAATGCTTTCAACCAAGTATCTTGTTGTACCAGCATCCTGCTTTAAAAGCAAAAAATCACCATTTTTAATTCCAGAGTGCCAGCCAACTAGGTCTACACTCATACCTCCGTCACGAATCTCCATAACATTATAATTGCATCCCCAAGATTTTCTCGATATATCATGCGTCATTACTCGCTCCACTTTTCATATAGCCCTAGCTCATCGGCATCCATTTCATACGGATCAACATAATCAATCTCTCTGCTATTAGAAAGCTGCATATCAACTATGTCTACGATTTCATAATCAGTAATTTGGCTATGGTCAAAAGAGTAGTCTAAATCCTGAACAATCTCTTGAATGGAATCTTCTGTCTGACCATCTTCTAAATAAAGTTTAACGTGCAAATATACATAACTTCCCATTACATAATCCCCAAAGTTTTCTTTTCCTTCTTGGAAAGAGTTTTAGTCCTAACGTATTGTCCCTTAATGGAACGCTCTCCGATAGCCTCAACGATCCAATCTTGATTCTTTTGAGACACAAAAGCAAATTCATCAAAAGTATCAGGCCAAGCTTCTAGGGAAGCCTTAAACCAAGTGCCATCACTTGCTCGTCTAATGAAGAAGACAGACGTATCTTTAGTTTTAATCAGATTGGGATTATCCTTTTCTTCACTCCAACTGTTCCAAGGTGGACGCTTTTCTTTTGGCTCCTTAAGAAGACCATGCTTATCTACATAAAAAGTCCAGCCATTCCGATAAAGAGGGGATAATCCCCACCCGATTTTATGTGGCTTTCCATTTTTAAAGACGGGATAAAGCTCAACATAGTCAAACAAGTGTTGAAAGATATGATCTTGAACAATTCCTCTGCGGTCCATATTCTCGCAAATTTCAGAATAAACTTTATTCCAAGGTCTATTACAATTCTTTGCCAGATACCGAACAAGAGGCTTTAGGTATTCATTAAGCTCTTTTCTTCCCCACCAATTTCTGTCTTTAGGCTTCATAGAAGAGTAGCTAGGAAGGTCGTCATAATTGCCTTCTCTCTCCAGCCTTCTGCTCTTTTTTACCTCACCATTCTTTCGACTGCTGCCAATGCGAGGGGTAGTGACCAGAACTTTATCCATATCTTTACGCATATCTAGCTCTTAATGAAGGGTTCTATTGAAGTTAGCGAAATATTCAGAAGCCTCTTTCAGACCCTCAGCTATAGCATCCCTTGTTCCTGAGTCAGTCAACTCTAGCTCAGCATACATACACTCATCTAGAATTACCTTTACTATCCACCCACTAATATCAGATGCTAAATTCTTATTGTCCTCAGTCATACTTACCTCGTTAAATGGTCGGCTGACCGAGACTCGAACTCGGAACCCTCTGTTTATGAGACAGACGCTCTAACCTGATTGAGCTATCAGCCGATATGTTTTATTTTATATCGAATTGAAACCAATAATAACCGTTTTCAAACCCAAGCTCTTCGTCTATTACAACCTGTCCTACAATATAAGAGAGAGCCTCTGCGATATAAGCCCCATCATGGTAGTCTTTAAGTGGAACCTTTGGGGTGGGAAACTCAAGCCACATAACCTTCTTATCATTCTTCATCAGAATATGACTCGACTTCTTCAACAGTTGTGTAAAAGCCTTCTCCGTCAATTCTATAAGAAGCGCGTACAGCTTTAGACTTATTCTCAAATTTATATGCTTGCTCTAAACTGCCCCACATAGACCAAGGAAAGAATGTGGTTGTTCCCACATAGAACCTTTCGTCCCATGAGACTCCTGACCGTTCTAATACATACATAGTTACTCCTGTCTCTATATAACCGATGAAGAAAATCTTTTACAAAAGTAGTCTACAGCTTTTATTTCGGCTGCTTGGAGAGATATAGGTTTATCTTGCTCCATAAAGTCTTAAACGAATCAGTGGGCCTGACTCCAGCTTTTCTCTTTAACTTTCTAAACTTTCTTCTTATAAGTCTTTTTTGAAGTTTGTTATATCCGTCAAACGAATCTTTGCCCGTTTCTTTGTTATGTCGCCACAGGTCTTTAGGCAGAACTCCATAGAGTGTTTGGAGTATATAAGCTTCGGAATTATCATCGCTCACATTAAAGCCTCAATTCCATAAGAAGGATTACTAGCTACCTTTCGGCAAAAGTAGTGTTCATCTGTTTAATATTATAGAAGACCTATGAAACGTAGTGGCAAACGAATCATTTGACCGAGCTTTTTCATTATTATGCTTAACGCCACAAATTGTATGTTACCGTCACTTATATATTTCGGCAACACGTTTCTGAAACCCACCCTCTCTAAAAAGACAACCAAACCTTTTTAGAGTAACTTCAGAATTCCTCTCCAATCAATAGTGTTGAGCGACAACACATTGAATATGGTAGGGCTAGTAGGACTCGAACCTACAACCGTTCCGTTATGAGCGGAAAGCTCTAACCAGATTGAGCTATAGCCCCATAAGTAATAATTATAAGTCTTGCTCAAGACTTGATTGCCAAAGACAATCAGCCATCACTTGATCAGGACTTAGATCTGGAACACTTATTTCCTGCGAAGGACCATACATAATTATTGAGCCTCCGTCAGAATCCGATCTAACGCTGATAATTCGAGATAAAGCAATATAGGTTACATTCTTGTCTTTTGACCCAAGAATGTTTGAATGTGTTTCAAGTCTTAAAAAAAGTTCCATGAACGTACTCCTTCAGAAAGATATAACTGATGTAGAAAAATTTTGTATTTTTATAATACTGATTTTATAAGATCAATGTATCCAGAAATATTTTTTGGGTTATCAGGAGAGTGGTTCCAAATCATTTCTTCGCACCCATTGTTGTATATTTGTAATTCTTTCGAGCTAAGACCCCCATGCTGTAGGGCTTCTTTTAATTTTTCTTTTCCATCTAAAACATTACAGTCTTTATAATAATACCCATAACTCGAAAGGGCTTCCGAATTATGGACGAATGGGTATCCATTAAGCGCAAATTCAAAATATGTATAGTTAAGAGAGTTCATTATCTGATGACTCACCAAGACTCTGGCCTTATTCGCAAAAATATCTATCATTGGCTCCCTGTTCTCTAAGGATAATACTTTATCTGCAAATACCTTTAGAGACTTTAGTCTTTGGCCCAAAACCTTTCCATTCTCCCCGCTTTTTAGAAATTTCGAATTAAAGACAAACCCGCTCCTTATTAACTCAGGAGTCTCTTTGTAAACTTCATTTATCATAATAATTGGAACTAGGTTTGTCTTCAGAAATGCTATGCTGGGTTCAACACAAGCCAAGGATTTATTTCTTTTATCTCCCCTCTTAAATGCAAGGCTATACTTTTCTCCAAGCTTCTGTTCATACATTTTTGAATATGTTTTTATAAAAAAGGGATTCCAAATATATGGGCACTGCTTCGCCTTATCTTCTGAGACTCCAGCTGTTAGCGCTATATACTGCTTTTGAAACTCAAAGTGTGGACTATAAAGAAGAAGGTCTGGAGTAAAATTATGTGTAAGCCTAAACCACTCATTTAGATCATAAAGAGGCCTCATGTTTAAAGAATATTGAACGTAAGTTTCAATGTCCGAGCATAAGTTGTTTCCGTATTTAATAAGAATCAACTTAACTCCCATTGACTGTAAGACTCTAGCTTCCTTGCTACTCACAGAATAAGCAATCTGTATAATGATATCTTGTTTCTTTAATAGCTCTATATCATGCTTAAAGCTTTTTATCCCAAGAACATCCTTATGGCTACATGAGCCCTCAGAAATTAAATTTACATCAAACTCATTACTTTGATCAAGCATTTTCGCTAAAGACCAAGCGTTTTGATATAGACCATTTTTAAAAAAAGTACTTACATTTGTATTGCCCAGTATTGCTACTTTCGTCTTCCTCACAATGTATCTCCCGACCTTTTTAAAAGATCATACAACTTGCCTGGGGGCATCCTCGGCGTATCATAGAGCTTTAGCTGCTTCCATGTTAACACCTTAGATACAGACAGGGCGTAGGCAACCCACTCGCTGCAATACCATTTATTAGGGAACCTTACTTTGAATGGTGTTAGGTGAGAAATTATCATCCCCAGCCAATCGTAGCCTTGCCCTCTTGTGCTTTCTATAAAATTCCTTAGCGAGTTTAGTTGCTTCTCTGTTACGGTTATGTCAATAAAATCCCAATCCGCTTTCGGAAAGTTCCAGTCCACCTTCTGTATTCCCCCAAGTTTTTTCGTTCTGATTACCGGATGATCTGGCGGGGTTATTCCTGTCATAGTTCCATTAGGCATAATGAGTTCTACATGACTATAGGGGCTGTCTGTCCACCACCTTACAATCCTATCCCTTCTAAGCCCCTCACCCTTGTAAAATGCTATCGTTATATCGCTCACTAATCACCCCTGTCTATTTTATTTTATAGTTATTTAATCTTTGCCACGTCATCTCCCAAACCATCCGGCTCATCAGAGCTGTTAGTATCTAATTCTCCGCTAAGAATATCAGATATGTGTTCGCGTATCCTGCTTCTAGTTGGGCGACCAGCCTCGCCTGTATCTTTTTTATATTCGGCGTGCTCCCACTCAACACCTGCATCTTTTAAAAACTCATTTGCCTCAATTATCATTTCAGTATGAGTAGTTACTTTCCCCTTTGTTCCTTTTACGAAAGATATCCATCTTCGTCCCGGCTCATTGTTGTTTATAATAAACTTCGAAATAACTTTGCCAAGCTTTCGTATAACCTCGCTATACGCCTCTTTGTCAAATGGTACAGAGAATTTTTCTCCAACTAATTTATCCCAATCTTTCGTGTGCATACCGCTCGCTCTCTGAGAAGGGTCTTTGAAAAGTCCAGGCACATCATATCCGGGGAAGCTCTCCCACATATCCTCAGGAACAATTCCTAATGGCTCAGATATTGTCACCCAATAAGCGAGTTTTTCTTTTTCGTTTAATCGATCCTTAATATCACTATAGGCCTTATAATACTGTCCAGAGCCAGGACAGCTCTCCCCCCAAGGCTTTGAGGCTGCACATGGAACTAAAATAATATGCTTATACTTTTCTGGAATCACAAAGTCTTCTATTTCCTCAAACCAAGCTTGTATTTTTGGATTTTTTAGTAAATCTAAAACCTCTCCTGGAGTATAAGCGGTTAACTCTGGGTCGTATTTAAAATCCCCTGTTTCTTTATAGCTTGAGCTAGGCTTTTTGCTCACAAGGTGAGGCCGCAAGATATTGTCGTAAGTGTCTTGATCTATATAAGGAAAGCTGCTCCCTTCCTTTTCCTTACCCCACTGATCAGCCTCCCATTGGGATACAGGCGCAGCCTGTTTTAATATCAAGTCAGCTTGATCCGCAAGAGAGTATAATCCACCACTATCTAGCTCATTGGCTATCAAGATTAATTCTTTAATGGACCTCAGATTCATCATATTCCAATCTCATGCTCTTGATCTATCAAATAGTGCTTCACAGCTTTTGCTATAAACAAAAAATCTTCACCATAGTCAGGGTCATCTGCCGCCTCACCTTCTACCTCTGCTGCGGATATAACATCTCTAGTAAGCTGCTTAATATCAGAATCTCCTATGTCATGGTATAGGTCTGAAAGCTTATTTGGAAGCACCTCTATCATATACTCTGCCAGCGTTTCATTTCCGTGAAAAGCATAGCCCGAAAGATCGTGCTGCCCCCCAGCATCATATATCTTTGAATTGGGAGACAAATTCTTTAGAACAAACTCTTGAATCATATTGCTTCTTCTTTCGTCTCTTTTGTCTTCAAAGCTAACAACCTCTCCAAGTCGCTCTGGCTCATCAAGTGTGTCGCTCTTTGGCTCTAACTTAGGCCTTAAAACTTTAGCTCTTTCTTCAAAATTAATAATATCAGCTGCAAGTTTGTCTAAAGCATTTGCTTCTTTCAAAAGCCCTCGGCTATCCAGCTCTGCCGCTATTGACACCAACTCTTTTATATGTTTATTCTTCATGTGATATTCCTGCATATATTGAGCCAGACTGCCCTAAACTCCAGCTACTATTAGTATACTAATAATTACTATAAGTGAAGGGAGTCTGATATGAAAAAGATCGCCGCAGATAGAAATTATAGAATATTTAGAAAAAAAGCTAACCTTATATCAAAGACAGCAACAGCTGTTTCTTATGAAGAACATATGAAAGATGGTTATCAGGTGTCTTCGTCTTCAAAGCTAGACCCTGAGATAGAGAGGATCGATATAACTAAAGACGACGATGGAGTCATAACTCTGTCAGCTGATATTGCCGCCATTGTGTCGAGAAATATCAATAAAGCCGGACCTCTTCTCTCAGAGATAGCAGAACAACTGGATAGAGCGTTGGCCTTTGAAACAGCCTACTATGTGCTCGACCCCAGACTAATTTCGTTAATAAACAATCTTGAAGAAGCTAATGAAAAACTATTTAATGCAGGAATGCAAGCAAATCATTTGCGAGATGGAACCGGAGATTAAGTGCTTTCAAAGAGAGCCAGAGCAATTGCCAAGAAAATAGATGCGAGAAAGACGCTTCTTAGTCTAGGCTTTGAGGAAACGGAAGGCTCAAGACATACGGAGTACACTCTGTATGATCAAGATACTGGCAACCAGATTGCCTATACAGCTATAAGCAGATCAAGCAAGATTGACTTTCTTAAGTCTGATGAGTTAAAGAGCTTAAGAAAAGCGCTGAAGACCATAGGTAGAGAAGATTTATATTTTGGACTGATTGGTGCTCCAAAGAAAAAGAAAAAGAAAAAGATAATTGAGGAGGTTCCATTTTTTTCGGCATGGGCAAACGGCGTAGAGAAAAGTCTAAAGAGATTGTCTTTCGATAGATTCACGACGAATACAGAGGAAGCTCTATATGATTTATATGTCGAGCCAGCCCTCAAAGATGATCCAACGCTAGATTCCGAAAGCTTCCGAGAAGAGTTAAAGCATTTAATTAATCTTATATCTAACAATGAAAATCATCATATTTCTAAGTTAAGTACAGCAGATATTTTATTTGGGATAATGATGGTCAGCTCCTATCGAGATAAAGTGTCGATTGAGGATATTTTAAATGATATTGGAGCACCACTTAATCTGGAGACAGACGCTTATAAACATCTTGAAAAATTACAAAACAGAGGATGGGCTTCTGCTGGCGATGAGATTGCTTTGACCGAAGAAGGAATAGAGGCTTCTGCATCATACCCTTTCTCTCAAAAGCTTCTTAAGCTGTCTAAATGGATGAAAGATTCCGGCCTTAACAAAGAGGCTGTGTTAGTATTAAGGCTGTCTCATATTAAAGCTAATAGCTAAAGCCCTTTATATCTTCGTCGTCTAAGGGAGTATCTTCAATAGACTCTTCTTCCCCTTCTTCTTTCTCTTCTAAAAACGCCTTGTCAGCTATAATCTTGGCGAGCATTTTTCTTCCCTCATTATTAGGGTGAATTCCATCCTTTGTATACTCTTTGCTCATCTCATACTTGGAAGGATCTTCTGAGCGCATTTGGCTTCCTTCGATCACAACATCAACATCAGGACTGCTTTCTATCCAAGCATTAACAGCGTCTGTTATATGTTCCTTTCCTCTGCTACTCTTTCTTGCGTGCCAAGGAAGTATCTTTACCGCAATCACTCTTGCTCCAGCTTCTTTCGCCTCTCTATACATAGATTGAAGGTTTCCTGTTATATGCCCAACACTTTTGCCGGACCCTATATCGTTTACTCCGGCTAAGATAATAATATCATCGGGCCGCTCTTTTAACTTCTTTAGCTCACTAGTCAACTTCCTGGCTATAAAGGCAGTCTGCTTCCCTCCGTATCCTAATGTAATAACTCTTGAGCCTTTAACTCTTTTTTGCAAACTGTCAGTATAGGGAACTTTCTGCCAACTATTGGCAGTTATTGAGTCTCCAATGGCGATTATTATTCTTTTCTTTGCGGCTCGTTTTGGCTCTCCCGCCACCAATAAGCTATATTCGCCTTTGGTCAAAAAGCCCGTTTCTTGCAAATTATTATGACTTTGAAACTCTTTGATTGCTGCTTCAGTTTGTCTTCCAAACAAGCCATCTGCACCAGCCTCCATGTGGTATCCGTACTCAAGAAGCTTCTCTTGCGCCGCCAGAATAAGAGCTTTCTTATTCTTGTCTCCCTTGTAAATAGGGAACGCATTAAGACTAGAAGCTACCCTTACAATTCTGTCTAAAGTATCAGCTTCGGCAATAAGCTTTCTATCATCCAACTCATTTGCTAAAGCTGCAAGTGGCACTAATATATTTAAAAGCTCTTTGGTCATTTCCATTCCCATAAAATATATTCGTAATATTAGTAACTATACTTCGTTGCTCTTACGGATCTTAGGGGTCCACGCTCGGCCATCATTTAGTTTGTTTGTGTTTGAGCGAAAATTTTTTCTATACTGCATCAAGCAGCTTCCTTAGCCCATTAATGGCTTCTGCATCGAATCGTTCTACCATCCCCGCTATTTGCGCTAGATCTGTTCCGTGATCAACAACTCTTTTTGCAAGCTTAAATTTATCAGGAAACTGCTGAAGCCAAACAAAGGCCATTAAGAGATCTGCTGGAGATCCATCTGGAGATCCATCGTTCGCCCTTAGAAGATGATCACCGAGCCGTTTAGTCTCAGGTTTTCCAAAGAAACTTCGATCCTTTTTTAAGTGGTTAAATAATTCAAGAGCGCCATTATTACGAGTAGCTGACTTAATAGACCTAAGCCTAGTTGCTATTTCTCCAAATTCTTCAAGATAAACATCCCCCTTCAATACGCCTTTATTAACGGCTTTATGTATAGCATCTGCCGCAGGCACACCCTTTATTCCTGACCATGATCTATCTGGAATTATATTTTTATCAAAGTATTCCCTAGCCTCAGGAGAATCGTCTGGAAATAAACTATCATCCGGCTTCCTTGGTCTATCTGGAATAGACTCAGATAAATATCTGGTTCGAGCCTTCCCGCTGTCGAACCTTCCTATATTTTTAACCTTATGATAAGCTGCCCCTATTATTTCATCTAAGTTATGACCTATTTCGTGATAAACTGTATTATGAATCGCAGTCAATAGATGCTCGGATGAATTATTGTTTACCAAAGCTGGAAGGTTTAGCATAACTTTATTAGACTTAGGATAATAAGTGCCCATACTGGTTGCAATCCCGTCACCAGCATCACCATATAATCTTAAAGCATTATCTATGTTATCCACATATCCTATGGATATGCGCGAAATATTTGAAGATACCTCCTTTTCTATTGTAGAGTAAGCTTCATCGCTTAGGTCGGGAAATAAGTGTCGAATCTTATTAGATACTTGGGGGCCTAACTCTGGTGAACGAATTAATGCTTTCCTAGCCACTACTGGAATTGACTCTTTTAGTTTATCAATAAATTCTGGCGTTAACTTTTCCCAGGACCCTCTGACAGAAGACAAAGCCTTGGTCGCTTCCTCGCTGAGACTTTTTACCGAAGAACTTGCGTTAGATATATAAGCGCCAACTCCCTCAACTATCTCATCAATCTGTGCTTTCACAGCGTCAAGAGCATCCGGGGAAATATTCCTGGCATACTCGTCTGGAATTGATTTCTCTAGTTTATTAAGAGCTTCTACAAACTGACCATAAGCTGCATCAGCAGCACCTTCTAGCTTTTCAATAGATACGCCTGATGCTCTAGCTGCATCACCAAGAGCCTCTATAGCTTCTGGTGCATTTTTAAATCGTTTAACAAGAGTTGCCCCAATGCCAACGAAAGGAACTATGGCAAGCACTGATAACGCCGCTTCAAAGTATTTTTTTCTAACGGTATAAATTATAGCATTTACAATATCAGCAGGCTCTCCTATTCCAGGCAGTAATCCCGTTATATCAAGAGCAATCTGTGCATTGTCTATGGTTACAGCGTCAGTTAATGGTGTTTTGTCAGACTCATTAAGCCGCTGGTTATAAGAAGCAGGGAATAAAGGGCCATCGACTCCAAGCATTTCTGTTTGTGCTATCTTCCTAATCTCAATAGCCGACCCGCTATGACCGTTGGCCTCAAGGTATGACGCTAAAGTTATAAGCCTATTTATAGTACGATCATTCATCCCAAATCCTTATTATCTTGATCTTAAATATTAATAGCCCCAACGGTCGCCGCCCACGCTCTTAGTTGGTTTTTGTTCGACGCAAAAATTTTTTTAAATCAACCCTCGCGCCTTTCTTTTGTTTGCTTTAGTTATGTTTGACGCGAAAATTTTTTGAGAGGTTAGTGTGCTTGACTAGCAAAGCTAGTCTGGTCTGCTTAAGGTCTTAGAATTCGTTTCGATACATATCATATATATCTTGTTGCCTGTTCGCATGATCGTATTCTTGTTGTTCAAAAGCAGACATTTCATCATAGTGCGCCCACTCTCTCTCTTGAGCTATCTCTTTTCTTCTGTGACCAGCTGAATCACGTTTCTGCATAATGCTTTTTAGCTCCTCTAGGATGGCGCTAATGTCATCTAAACTATCTGCCCTAGAAACCTTCTGCTTCATCTCTTCTGCAATATTATCATAATAAGTTTCTTCGACCCGAAACTTTGACAGTCTCCATGAGTCAATCTTATCTCTAAACCACGGGTCTTCTTCGTACTGATCCATTTCATTATCGAACTCATCCTTGTCCCATTCAGGCATTGGATTCTCTTCTTCCCACTCTGAAGGGCTTAAGACTCTCTCTTCTGTGGTGCGATTGATTCTGTGGTCAAATATTTCATCAGCAGAAAGTTTATTTATAACCTCATCTAATACATCGGCTTCCTTGGTTAAGCCTTTCTCGTCTAAACTGTTTGCTGCTTGGATTAATCTTTTTAACATAATATCCCCTTAGTTAATATATTTTTAATTTATTAATATATTCTACTTGCTTCTATGAGCACCCTCTATTGTCTCGTAAGTAATCATCCTCTATTATCTCGTAAGCAGTCTCTACTCGATCAGATGACTCTATAACTACTGAGTCCTCCAAGGCTGTTAGCCTATAAGGGCATCCAGAGGGTACTGATAAAGCTTGCTTAGGGTTTAACTCTGTTGTTACCATACGGCTAGGGTCTGTGGTCTTGTGGTCCCCATACATAACCTCTAGCTTTCCTGATACTAAATAAAAAGATTCGTTCTTTACTTGGTACTTCTTGAGGGATGTTCTATGTCCCTTTTTAATATTTATTATTTTACAGTGTGACACTGTACTTGTTGTAGCCCATGTAGTCTCTAGCCCCCACGGTTTATCTGTTGTTATTACGTCGCTTATCCAAGGGACTTTGATCTCATAGCCCATGTCTTTCCTTACTTTATTTATTTTATATTTGTACCTTAACAAACGTCCCGAAACTTAATTAACTGAAATTACTCTCATCTGATCTAATGCCCTAAAAAAATTAATTATTTATAATATACGATTTAGGGGGCCTTACTCTTCATCTATCAGGGCTTGAGCCTCTTCTTCTGAAAGGTCAGTGGTATAGCCCTGTGAAACCTCTCCTTCTAGCGACCCATAGGGAGCCATATTAAAGTTTTTTATGCTTTCTGCAAACCTTTCTATAAGCTTCTTTGTTTGAAACTTAGCGTCTTCATAAAACTCATCCTTCATACCTTGATCCATTTCAAGATATTTTTCATCCTCACGACCAGCCAGCTCGAAAGCTTGTTTATATACCAAGCTAGCAATCTTCGCTAGTATCGCATTATCTTCATCGTACCGAATCATCTCATACATCGAAGGCATAGCGGCCTTCATAATCTCATCCAAGATAGCAGCCTCTTCAACTAAGCCTCTCTGATCTAACTCATTCGCTAATTTAATTAATTCTTTTATCATTTTTATATCCTTTGGGTTCTAAGTCCTTAACAACCAAGTCCTGCCTTTTTATTTAATATTAGTATGTGTGCGTGCGCATGGGGCCTGTGCATCTTTTGCGTGTGCGTGTGTAATCATCAGTGTGCGTGTGCGTGAGCCTCTATCCTTACTGATCTAGGCAACCTCAGTTCTTATACAAAAGTCTGAAAAAATTTCCAGCGGAAAAATTTAGAAAACCGTTTTTTCTTATATAAAAGGTCCAAAAAATGGTCAGTGAGAAAAACTACGCTACGCCGTTTTTTACCGATTTCTACAGAAAACTCAAGAATTTTGCACGAAAAAAAAGGTCTTTTGCTCTCAGAAAAAAAGGGTCTTTGATTTCCAGGAAAAAAGGCTTTTTTACCCCAGAAAAATGTTGCTTTGTATCTCACGGAGAAAAAAGTCTTATGCCTCTAAAGAAAATAATAAAATATCCTGCGGATTTTAAGCGACCTTACTCTATATGTATATAAAAATAAAAAAACCAGCGTAGCTTTATGGGCTAGGCTGGTTTAGTGAGGCTACCCTCTGTATATATTCTATTTATTTATTTGTCTGTCTCATCTGGTAGGTAAGGAAGTTCCTCATCCTCAATACTGGGAGAGTTCTTGGAGGGATTAGTTTTATAATTACTCTTATGATCTCCATAAGTAAAGTTGAATTCAAGTTGATGAACGTCTGGATACTCCCCTCTCTCCTCACTCTCATCACCAACAAAATAATCATCCTCTTCCCCGTAATTGGAGGAATTATAAAAATATTCATCGGCGGTTGCTGCATTGTACCCGCTGTAATCAAACTTATATTTATCACTTACATAGCCAAAGAAGTCAGCATCCTTCTGAAACTCTTTGTCTTTGTCTTCAATATATTTAAAGAATTTATTTAGATCATCATCTGTGGTACTGGTGAAAGAACCCCAGGAATTTTCTTGATCTACTTTATGTAAGAAGGGATGGGTAGGCAGGTTAAGCTCCAAGAAATTAATTATCTTTTCTTTAGGCTGAGCTTCTAGAATTTTATTATCTGTTACTGTATTGTATAAGTCATAATGATTAGTGGCAACCTCAATAAGATAGAAGCCTAATCCATAGTTTAAGTCTGACATAATGTTCTTTCTCCTTTTACCCTGTGAGGCATTTGATAATTTAATATTACTATGAAAAATCTATATAGATTAATTATTTAAATAAATAATAATATATTTTAAACATTCCATTGACTATCATTGTTGCTTTCTTATAATGTTATTATTACTTAACATCTCTGTCAGAAACAAACTTAAATGTTTTGTTAACGGGTTATCAGTACCCCAAGAAAACTGATGACATACCCCTCCACAGCAATATAACTGGTGGATAATTTTTAAGAAATAAAAGCTGAAGGAGGCTCTAATAGTAGCGGGCACTGCTACCTCTATGGCTGGTTAAACGCTATGTAAAACTATTGCCCTGAGTGATGAACAGAACTATAGCCAGAAGTAATCCATTTGGGGTAAAGTATTATTCTTTATCTAACATAAAGGTAGCCCTAGTGTCAGCTATTGCTCCCCTATATTCTAAAGTTAAATCTCCCTTTAGGACTGAGCTCGTGCGCCTGGTCGAATTTACTGGGCTACTGGGGCTATCTGTTTTTCTATTTTTCTTTACATTCAAAACCTCATTATGAATGTAGCTTATAGATCTCACCATAGCCTTCTGATTATTATTTAAAGATTTTATTTTAGCCAGCATAAATTGAAACACAATACCCATCGAAACTGTAAGGAGTATGAATAGAGCATAGAAGGTAAGCTCTTGAGACATGATTATATCCTTTCTTAATTAAATAAAGAAAGGGCTCTTAAAGCATAGTTCCTGGGCCGCCTTACTGATTTACTGGGCGAATTTCGGAAAGTATAGCTTGCTTTAAGAGCCCTGTTATATTTAATACTACTCTATTTAATATAAATTATTTTGCAAGTCGCGAACATCTCTTTATTTTTTTGCCTATAGAGTATTTCTTTAAAGGGGTTACTCGATATAACTTCAGTCCTCTTCTGTGTCTGGGAAGGAGCTCTGGATTTAATTAACGTTACTTCTCTATCTAATATTTTTTATTAAATTCTGTAAAACTTTTGCCCCGATTACATCGCACTCTAAGTTACAGCAATTGCAATAAATGATAGCCTATTTCTATTGAAAATCATTCTTATATTTATTTTTGAGATTTTTTTCTACATCGGTTATATCGTTATGCAGGATGGTCCTGCTCCTAACAACCAAGAAAAGGGAAACCAATGAGCGACAAAACAAACATTTTTGCTAACGAAAACAGCGAGTCTCCGCTTCAGACTATCCGCCAGACCATGAGTGTTGCGGTGGATGATGATGGAACTCCCAATGTGAACTTCGCCACGAATCGTGGCAAGGGAAGTGGATCTCAAACCATTCCTGTTGCTGACTACGCAGAGGTAGTTAGCACTCTTCAAGAGTATGCTGATGCTGGCA